TAGCTGGAAGTCATAGAGTAGATGCTTCATTCTATCTCGATATGATAAACGAGACTCGCTATCTTGACTATACTCATATCAATACACGTTCACCATTCCAATATATCGCATCGTTTACAAAGGTTGTAAGACCTTCATGGATCTCTTATGACCGTTATAGATATACTATCGATATCGATGTCACCCCGAATATCGGTGGAGATATAACTGAAGAGATATACAATCGTACTCAAGTGATCGCTGTATACTACAGAGACAATGACATGAAGACTCCTATCTGTTGGTCGATAGGTGAAAGAGTATCATCTAGTGGATCTGTAGATACATATAGATTCTATCTTTACACCAAACCTTTCAAGGAAAGAACCAGCGAAACTGATCATATAGTAATCGATCAAGATGATCGTCTCTATATAGGACAGCAGAATCCTTATCTGATTCCTCTTACAGAAAAGAGAGACCAGAAACAGGCCGAATATGATGCTGAACCTGAAGGAACTCCTAGAAAGAGTGAACTTGCTGCTGAGCTTGCTCTGGCAAATAAAGAACTTTATAGATGTATCAACTTTGGATACAGACCGCATACGGCTGATGTCATAGATGAACTCGGTATTCGTATGGATCTTAATACTCATATGAGAATCTATACACTCTATAAGTATTCTGGTTACACTCCTCATGATGGTAATCCTGGTAAACTTATGGACGAACTCACTCAGAGTTACTTCTATGGTACTGGACTTGATGAAAGTATAGTTTCTATAGTAGGAACTCCTCTTAAGGATATCATTCCTCCCGATTTCGAATTCTATCAGAATAAGGGTGAGAGTGACCCAGTAGAGACATATGCTATGCAAGACTTAGTTCTTACAAACGTGTATGACAGTAGTGACGGTATAAACCTTCTCCATAACTATTCTAATCTTATGAACTCATACGTTCACATGGTAGACCTTGGAGAAGACATCTATGATGAGTCTGCAGATAACAAGAAGCACAACTACGGCTATATCATCAATAGAGTTCCCTGTATCAGATACTTCTATCTCAACGAAGAGTATAAGATCAGAGACTTCATCAGAGAGATGAAGAGAAAGATACTTTATGTGCTTGATGCTATAGAGCCTTTAGAGACTACATTCGGTCTTGACTACAAGTTCTTCAATACTTATGGTCCAAGCAATATGTACTACACTACCGAGGGCGGTATAAGATCTGAAGAGTCTATCGATAACGTTGCACTCTCACTCACATTTAGAACTAAGTTCTATAATGAGGACAACGATGCTGCTACAATCATTCCTCAGATCAAAGACACTATCAAGACTTACATTGAGAATATCGAAGAGCTTAACGATATTCACTTCCCGAACCTTACTACAGAGATTGAGTCTAAGTTCTCTCAGTACATCGTGTTCTTCGAGTATGTAGGTTTCAACAAGTACAATGCTACAATGCAGCATATCATTACGGATGAGAACATGGAAATGCTCAATGTAGTTCCAGAGTTCCTTAATGTCAATACTGACGATAGCACTGGTACTTCATTCATCAGTATCGAGATAGTTTCGTAATGAACTTTATAATAAAACTATACCTAGAAGGAGGTAATCTCTAATGAACTATAAAGAAGTCCAGGAAGCTTTAGCATATAAGGAAAGAGCCATTAAGGAAGCAGCTATACCTGCTAACAGAGCTAAGGCTAGAGCTATTGCTGAACAGTCTGACAGAGAAGACTACTATGCTCATCTCTACGCAAACGACAATGCAGCGACAGCATACAGCAAATTCAAGCAGGAAGTTACAGATACTCTCGTAGCAGAAACTGTATACTGCCTCGCAGCAAGCTGTACAGATTCAATGATACTCGAGAATGGCTACAATAAGAGTCTTCTCAGAGTACTCGCTACAAACTTCGTCAATGAGAATGGTTCTCAGAACCTTATCAGAAAGTGGAAGAGTACTTCATACATCATGAGTGAGCTCGCTTACATCATCCAGAACAATATCGATTCTATCTGTGAAAAGGCTGATCCCAAGAATCAGACTACACTGAAGATCAAGGATGATCAGAAGAAGAAGTTCTTCAAGGACATTGACAAAGTCAATGCTGACTCTGCTATCTCTGCAATCAGAACTAAGGTTAAGAGTGCTACGGCAGAGTTCATTGACTCTAACAATGCTGCTAAGGACCAGATCAAGTCTATCCTCGACTCTACTAAGAAGAAGATCGAGAAGAATGATAAGAATGAAAACCTTAAGGAAGCTTATGCTGCTCAGGCTAAAAGAAAGATCACAGATATCAGAGCTGGTAAGACTAAGGGTGTTTTCGAAGCTATGGTATACTCTGTATCAGAGTCTGCATTCAAGAATGAAGATGCTAAGAAGATCTTCATCGAGGATGCTAACCTGAATATGGATGCAGTAGTTGAGCACTGCGAGGTTATGTATACATTCCTCGAGACTCTCAACACACTGAAACTCATCAAGATTGATGAGGCTTATATCGAGAAGCTTATATCAGATCTTAAAAAGGGATAATAAGAGTGGGTAGGGAAATCCCTACCCACTTCCTTATAGCTTTATGTATACTGTGTTAGCGATCTGTATAGCTATAGCGAAGAGATTGTTCTTCAATTCCTTGAAGTCCTCATACTCTTCGTTAGTGATATCATTGTTTATGTGCATCCTCTCGATAGCATCGACTATACATTCTTTAACCGTCTCTGTAGTAGATGGCATATCGAGTCTATCCTCACACTTAAATGTATAAGAACCAGTGCTGTTGTCTTTGGTTATGGCTGCGTTAAAGCGGTTGCTGAGAGCATCAGAGAAGTCTTTACTACACTTCTCGTTACAGTATAACTTGTCCCAGAGATGTACTCTAGCAAAAGTCATCTTATCTATATCTTCTACTAATCTCTTATCATACATAAGTCAAATTCATTCCTTCCGTAAAGTCCTTACGAGCAGTGATGCTCTTGTATTGGTGTTTATTGAATACCGCATTCATGTAGAGGAGGTCTATCTCTACTCTTGGAAGTATGGAATAGTACTTTTCGACTACTCCTCTTATAGTGAGCATGTCGTCGATCCATACATTCGCATTATACATGTCTGCGTATAACTTTGCTATGTTGTCGAAGTCTGGCTTGTATATATGTCTATCAAGACCTATCTCAGCAATAAACTTCTCTACTCTGTTATAGTAGCTTGGGGTTGGGAAATAAGCTCTATACGTCACATCGCATGGTGTGCAGATGATCTGATTGAGCTCATCTAGCTCTCCTGAATCTACTACTCTTCTCATGTATGCATTATTCTGAGCTGCTCCAGGAGAGTAAACATGAATAAAGTCAGAGCTCTTAGCGAACTCTGTGATGTTAGATCTATTGATAAGTCTATATCTAGGACGCTTAGCACCTTCTGGTACCATATATAATACAAATGATATTCGATTGTAATACAGATTCTCCATTCGCCTAGCCTTCTCAGAAAGAATCTGTTTAGCAAGTTGATCATCTATTTTGTAGTGTTCATACATCCACTCTAATCTTTCTCTGTAATCGAGCGGAATGTCGCCATATTTAGCGTTGTACTGCTTCTGCATTTGCTTGAAAGAAGCCACACTTTCACCACCTTTATAATGTAGAGTAAGGTGTTTCCACCTTACTCTATTGTTTTGGACGTAGTTAGATCTGATTAGAGCATTGAGTATATACTAGAGATTCTGCTTGTTATTTTCTGAGTCATACCAGAAGTAAGATTGAATGGAATATCTACCCACTTGCTAGTAATATTGAGTGTAGCATACAGCTTAACAAGTCTTGTCAGTTCTGGTTCGTTGATATTGATACCACAGAGACTACAGAGATAGTCAAGCTCCTGAATATTCTCAAGAGTATTACTCTTGGCAAGTGTGATCGGTGACATCGATATTGATGAATAGAGATCCTGGATGGTGAATGATACGTCTACTACTGTAGGAAGACCATCTTTAGTCCATCCTCCCTCTTTACCCTTATTGATAGTCATCTCAGTGATGATACCCATATCGATATTGAACGATCCCTTATAGAAAGCCTTTACAAGGAAAGGAGCAGAGTATCCATTATGGTATTCACCTCTAGGCATAACGAGTCCTATAAGATGACATAAAGGAACATAGATATTTAACCACCAGGACTTAACGTCATAGTACGGTGTAGTAAGCTTGATGTTTATCTGGTAGCTCTTATTGTAAGAAGCATTAGACCAGATATTAGGGAACTGAAGTCTACCACCAGTAGCTACAGTCTTCAATGAACCAAGTAAACTGGAGAAGATATTACCATTTCCAGCAAGCTTAGAAGTGAAATCATCTATAGCCTTACGGGAGTTAGCAAATACATCTCCTAGAGCATCAAAGTCTTCTGCTATCATAGATGATGTAGTACCCATAAGGAACTGCATCTCTCTTGCAGCATCAGAGAATCCGTTGATCTTCGATGCAAGAGATGATTCAGTAGTCTCGTTAGAGAAGTTATCTGAATATTGAGACTCAGATGTGATATAGAACGGGATAACCTGTCTATAGTATATCCATGACAGAGTATCTTGTGCCCATTCTACAACCTTTTCGAATGCTGAGTTAGTCTCATTGTCTCCCTTAAATGAATCGTCTTCTCCACTATTATCAGCCCAGGCCCAGTTATAGTCTGAACAGGTACGACCATCAAGCATTCTGTATTCATTATACTCTGCTTCTGTGTCGAAGTCATCCGCTATAGCTCTTTTATCCTGACCAGTAGCAACGTGATCAAGTCCTAAAAGAACTGCACCTATTCTACACATAGGATTGACATACTGGAAATACTCGTTATATGCTGGCTGTATAGAGTACAGCTTACCAGAGTATCCATCCAAAAGGTCATTCAGATTACCGTCGTTGCCGCCAAACATGTGGTCGATGATGTTAGAGATAGCACCCTGTCTTTCAGAAGATGTACTATCAGCAAGGAATCTTGAGTTTCCTGGAGTAAGGTATAGAAGTGGCATTCTCGATGCTATCTTCTCAGCATAAGTAATACCGAATATCTCATCTTCTCCAGCAGAGTTAAGATTGCTGTTTTGAATTCTCATATCTGCAGTGGGAAGAAACTGATACGGCAGACCGAATATGAATCTTAACTTCTTAAGATCATTCATATTGCTTACGGCATTACTATAAGCTTCAGCAGTCGAAGTAGCATCTGTAATCCAGTAATCTTCTACAGCATATGCTTCTATTCTGGCTACAGCATCCTCGCCTTCTGCTCCTTCTTCAGATTCTGAATCGTTTTTAAGGTCTTCCATTTTAGAAGACCATTCTGATATATTCTGGATTCTGTTCAGATCTGCCCTACCGTTCTTTACAAACTTTGGGGTAGCGACAAGATCTCTTCCAGCGTCATGCTCTTCATAGTCGTCTACTTTTGTCTTCTTGATATAACTCTTATTATCGTTACCTGTGTAAAGTTTAGCAACTCCGCTATCGTCTGTTCCTATCTCGATCCAAACATAATGAGACCCTTCCCAGTTATTGCCGACATTATCTGCAGGGAGTAACACGGATATATAGTGTTTGCCGTCTACAGCCTTATAAGCAGTGCTTTGAACCTTGACAGGTCCTTTCACGCTACCCAGTAACGAATCAGGTATTTTAGCAACGTCTCCGTAAACAGGTATTGATGAGGAATCTATTACTATCCAAGCACCATACTGTACGTTAGTTAACATAGATATCGTGTCTTTATAATCTACATATGATGAATTCGCCATAACGTGTACCTCCTTTAGTCATTATTATAGAAATGTTCCAGAGACAAAAAGAGCCAGTAGAGGTTTCCCTCTACTGGCGTTCTTGTTAGTTCTTAGCTATCTGATATACTGCAGATGATATGTCCTTACCTGTAGAGTTGTTGAGTATAGAGTTGAGTGCTGTGATTGGAGCTGATGTGTTTGAATTGCCACCTGCCGCAGTGATAAGCTTAAGAAGATCAGCAGTTGTTGTATCTCCATTCTTAGCAGCAGTGTTAGCTACGATAGCAGCAAGAAGCTGAACTATTTGTTCGTTTCTAGCACTGTTGTCTGCTATAGTCTTGAGGATATCTACCACTGATGTAAGTTCCAGATTGATTGTAGATGAGGATTCAGATATACCGCCTCTACCCATTCCAGAGTTAACTGGTGTAACTACAGCATCACTACCGTTGATTTTGATATTAGTCTGAGGGACAATATTACGTCTAGCGGTATTGTGTACTGCATCTGCATAGATACCTGTCTGAATCAGCTGAGGATTTCTGCGGTTGTCTTCTGATCTCACCTTTATGAGTTTACGTCTCTGTGATTGTTGCTCTGCACCGAGAGTATTATAGATCTTCTTATTAGCAGACCTCATTCTCATAGCAAGTTCAGCTCGTCTTGATTGGCTAACTCTTTCGGGTGCCTTACTTCTAGCCGTACCGAACTTGAATTCAGACATGCTAATCTTAGGAGCCTTTCTACCCTGACCAGTGAAGAGGTGTGATTCGTATTCCTGATACTCTACGATATCATCGTTCGGGAAGCCCATGATATAAACTTCAGGGTTGATGAATGTACCATCGGACTTCTTGATACCGAAGTGAAGATGTCTACCTGTAGAAGAACCAGTATGACCACCTATACCGATTGGTGAACCGATATAAACTTGAGCATTCTCCTTGATGTCTTGATGAATTGCGTTAAGATGCATGAACTGATAGATGTATCCGTCAGTACCAGTGATTTCAACATAGTTACCAGCTCCTCCGCCATCGCTAGAACCAAGACAACCAGTGTTTGGAGCATAACCGCTTGTAACGTGTGTAACAACACCATCACAAAGTGAGTATACTGTCCAAGCTTCATCTGAGTCGCCGCTTGCGAGAAGGTCAGTACCATTGTGTCCGTTAGGATGAACACCATCGTTATACCAACCAAATCTACACGAGCATCTAAACGTACCTCTAAACGGAGCAACGATTTCTCCATTAAAGTTAGTATTGACGTCTCCTGGAACTCCACTGCTCATACTTGCTCCATCTTCCTCTGATGCTGTGTCTCCGAAGAGAGCATCGTACAGAGGTCCGAAGAGTTTCTTAGATGCAGTGATAATATCGTTAGATATAATGCTAAGTAATGATTTGCTACCAGATGATGCTGCTGAAGAACTGCTTGAAGTTGATGAAGAAGTCTTACTGTCAGATGATTCATCTTCCTTGATTTCTTTAGCTATCTCTTTAGCAGTACGCTTATCTTGTATTACAGTACCATATTTGTCTGGGAATCTGTTTCCCTTATTGATATGAGCACCATATACAACTTCGAATGCTTCAGCATCGCTCTTACCGACATTCTTATTAGCTCTGAAAGATTCAGCCATCTTATACTGAATTTCGGCCTTATCGAGATCGTCTTTGATTCTCTTATAAGCTGCGTCGTATGCTGGTCCAGTTGTATTAGCGAATGCACCTCTATGATGCTTGAGTTCATTCATTTCATATAAACGCTGCTTGTAAGCCCTAGCAGAATCTCTGTAATACGATTCATAGTCGTAACCATCTGTTCCCTTACCGAATCTACTGAGTATTCTATTAGCTTTGCTCTTACCCTTACCTGTGCTGTCTGAATCGCTCTTACCATTGACGATGAGCTCGTACAGTATCTTAGCATTCAGTCTTCTGAGACGATCATAGATCATATTCTCAGAGTAGCTAACTCCCTCAGAGTTTCTACCATTCCAGTCACCTGAAACCTCGAATACTCTTTCGAAGTTAGCAGCTGCAGATTCAGGATCTGAGAGCTTCTTGAATTCCTCGAATGAACCTACTGGAGTAAGTCCCTGAGATGCAAATGAAGGACTAGCATTAGCAGGATTAGACCAGTTGCCGCCATTCATGATCTCATATTTAGCGTGTTCAAGGTTTGCTTCCCAACTCCATACATCACCAGCAAAGCCATTATCTCTAGCCCAGTTTTCATGCTTTGAACCAGGAGTCCACTGCATGATACCGCCACCATAATAGATAACACCCTTAGTAGCAATATTCCTAATAGAGTTGATACCACATTCCTGTTCCCAGTTACCAATAGCTCCACAAGCTGCCGCAGGACTAAGTCCGCAATCACCTGTAAGCATAGCGTAGAGTTCAACCTCATCATCGGTAATAGAGATTGTGTGGGTATTTCCAACATCGTCTGTCAGAGTAAGGCTCTTGCCCTTCATCTTGGAAGCATCACCAGGATTACCTCCAACAGAACCAGATGTACTACCCTTTTTAGTGCTAGAAGTGCTGAGTATATTCCTGAGAATCTTACCATAAGGTACAAGTATAGCGTTAGCTGTATTGGAGATGAACTTCGAGAGAAGTGTTTCTTTACCCATACCTGTAGTAATCTTAACAGAACTGTTAGCCAGTGTAGAAGCAAGGTCGTAACGGTCACCACTTGTTCTCGATTCAGAATCTTCAACAATGAGTTTACCGTTTCTATCGATTCCTGTAGCTACTACGTAGTGAGACTGACTACCATAAGGAGTGCTACCACTATTGCTAGAGTCATTACCCATCAGAACGACAGGATTACCGCTAAGCAGTGATTTCATAACACTCTTGTTGCTAGATGTAACGTTAGCAGGTATACCCTTCTTAGCAAGATAGTCTGTGAAGAATGCAGGGTATGTACCGCCATTAACTTCCTTATAGTTGTTGTTCATTGCATATCTGCCAGCTTCAGTAATATTGGCATCTTTGATACCAAACCTTCTAGCTACTGTAGCTGCAGCTGCAGGACCACAACCAGAATCAGCAAGTGTTTGTTTAGTAGAATCTCCCTTAGTAGAGTAAGCTGCGTTATAGTTTCTCTGATAGATATGATCTGGATCATATGTACCGTTACCATAACTGTCATCATTACCCATACCGAAGATACTCTTGATCTTACTTATACCGCTCTTAATGGAAGAAGAAAGTTTTGCGGTGAATGATGTGTCTGACTTAGTGTCTTTTCCAGTAGATGAAGACGAAACCTTAGTTGTCTTGATATCTCCCTTATCGTTGCTCATTGAGTTGGTAACGTTTCTCATTGTATTAGATACAATAGCAAACGGTGCCTTGATTACTCTTTCCATGAGTTCCTTCAGAGAGAACATTGAGTCTGCTATTCCTGCATTTGTATCGCCTCTTACTTCCCAGAACTTTGAGTCAAGAGGAGTAAGTACACCATCGTTAATCTTCTTATCAGTAGCAGCATTCTTCGAGATAAGACTCCTGAATGCTTTTCCGATATTAGATACTTTTCCGAATGCACTATTGAGTCCGTTCTTTATAGAACCTTGTATTGTTCCAGTAACGTCACTAATAGAAGTTTCTCCAGTAAGCAGACCCTTTGCAGTTCCAACCATACCTTTAAATCTATCCATCATTCTGGATGGAGCACTCTTAATTCTTTCGAGACCTCTGCGAGGAGCTCTCTTAATATACTCCATGACGTCTTCAGGATCGATATCTACACCGATTCTATCGAGTATTTCTGCTGGAATCCTATACATATTCTGATCAGCACGAGCATTGAACCAACCAGTTACAGTGTTCCATGCTTTCTTTGCGTGTTTCTTGACGCCCTTACCGATTTTGGAACCCTTATCTACTATCCAGTCTCCAGCATCCTTGGCTTTCTTACGAACAGATTTTACTGCATCTGTATTCCAAACATCAGTAGCTGAGTCTTTAATCCAGTTTCCTATAGCCTTAGTGTCGCTCTTGGTCCAATCTATAGCCTGAGTAAACGCTTTCTTAAAGTCTCCGTTCTTGATATTGGTCAACTGTGTTTTCGCTCTACCAGGAATGCTTGTGATGCTGTTGATAAGTCCATTACCAGCTTTATCAGCATAGCTCCATAGTACACGATCCAACTTGTTCTTCTCTCTTGAGTAGTTATACTCTTCAAGAGACATATCTGTACCGTGCTCTTCGTTATATGCCTTTATGAACTCATTAGCCTCTTCCTGTCTTCTAATGTACTCATCTTCAAGACCGCATTTAGCTATAGACTCAAAGAGATGAATACATGCCATTACACACTGAGATGGGCTAAGAACCATTACCAGTCCGCTAAGAACTTTAGCAAGACCAGCAAGCTGTCTATCTACACTGTCTATTTCATCTGGAGTAACTTGGAGAATATCTGCTGCTTGAGTTTTACCCTTTGAATAGTCTATAAGCATGATTGCTACTTCTACTACTGCTCCTACAATCTTTCCAGCTATAGTAACACTCTTCTTAGCACATCGCTCAGCGACTTCCTTAGCAGCCTTTTCAGCACCTTCTTCGATACCTTCCTCAACACCCTTGGATGTGATTTTCTTACCGAATTTAGCTGCAATGTTATCGGCTAATTCCTTGAACATTGATCCTTCTCCAAAGAACTTCTTGAATGCTTTCTTGATAAGTCCTGTAAGTTTTGAGAGAACACCTTTTTCAGCACCCTCAGTAATAGCTTTTTTAGTTCCCTTTTCGGTAGCTTCTTCAGCCATTTCTTTAAGTACTTTCTCTCCGCCTTCTTTAGTGACTTTCTCTACTGTCTCACCAGCTACTTCCTTAGCAGCCTTTTCAGCTACTTCTTTTTCCATCTTAGTGATAGCACCCTTGGTGGTCTGTTCTATACCTTCCTCGGCTACTTCCTTGGCATTTTTCCTGAAGATATCCTTGACGTTCATACTGAGTACTTCATCAAGGCCCTTGTCTTCTATCTTAGCAGCAAGCCTATTGATGAGTCTATTCTTCCAACCCATCTTAGCTCCCCACTTACCAGCTTTATTTGTAGCTTTGCCGACAGCTTTTCCTTCGGTCTCGACTACTCTACCAGTCAACTTGCTAAACTTGCCAGTGAGTCCAGGAATCTTTCCGAAAGTTTTTCGTGTAAATCTTCCAGATTTCTGAAGTGCTCCACCTATTAACCGAGCAGCAGAACCATGTAATCCTCTATAAGAAGAATTCTGAATGAGTGCATCTTTGATGAAAGTGCTAAGGAATCTGTTTCCTCTGCTTTGACGTTGTGCATTAGATTCATCGGCAGCAACCGCATCGATCATATTACCTTCTTCATGTGCACCCTGCCATGACGCATTATCTTTAAGATTAATATCTTTATGAGCAAATTCTACTATGTCTTTTCGATCATAGATATTACCGTAGTCATCTTTACTGTATGCTTTAGTGTTCCCTTTGTTGTGCAGTATCTCTACGCCAGACAAATCGGTTTTCTTAGCTCCAGTAAGATCTTTTTCCTTAACGTCAGTTTTAGGTTTAGGAATATCTGAATCTTGAGTTGAACTGTAAGAACCTGCCATTTTAGCAAGATCTGATCCTATTGGTGAAACAGAAACAGAGTTGAGTGAGTTGATTTCGCCCTGTTGTGAGATAGCAAATAGTGTCTTCTGTCCAGTGAATGGGTTTGTTACGCTATGAACTGACTTAGCATTTGCCAGAAGAGCCTTACTCTGATTATCTAAGTTGGTATTGCTATTGTTATACTCTGTCGCCATGTTCATGATGGCACGAGTATCATCTTTGTAAGCACCAGGTTTAGTTTCTGTATCACCCTTAATGACGTTAGCAGCACCCTTAGCTACGCCCTTAGCAATTGTTCCCATGAGCGGTATAGCATTTTCAGCTACTGTTTCTACAGCTTTTCCGATAAGATTAGAAAGGTCTCCTCCAAATGATTTGAGTATAACTGGAAGTTTAGTCATGATTGCATCCGCGCCAATCTTCCAGAGATCTACGAATGAATGAAGGAATCCTGAACTTCCTTTATCTGGAGCAGAGTATTCACCCTTATTAAAGATCCAGTCCTTAACTCCCTTGAAGAAGTTCTTTACCTTAGCAAGTGCGGGAGATATCATGTTAGCGAGACCGCTGAATATACCGCCTTCCCACTTTTCTACAGGATTTCCGTCTTCGTCTGTATATGAGTTCTTCTTACCCAAGAAGATAGGACCAAGCTTATCCTTAAAGAAAGGTACCAGATGTTCTTTAGCCCATGGTTTGATAAACTGCTTATAGATTCCAGTAAGCAGAGGAGCAAATATAGCAACCTTAACTGCACCAGAGATAAGTCTCTGTATTAAGCTCTTGCCCTTCTCCTTGATATTACCTACTTTATCCTTAAGGCTTTCCTTGGTATTACCCTTGATCTCCTTAAGTTCAGCAAGCATTTTGGAGAATACACTGTTCTTTTCGTTGTCTTGAGCATCCTTTGAACCCTTTTCAGAGTTCTTGTTGCCAGAGAAGAAGTTCTTAATTGACCTGATAGGATGGAATCCGTCAGAAACGAATGCGTTAGTGTGGATAGTATTGGTGTTGTTATTGAAGAAAGTCTCTGCTGTATCGAGGAGACTCTTAATCGACTTGATATTGAGAATCCTGTCTATCAGACCAGAGTAGTCTTTCTTTCTTTTCCGCTGCATGTCGGAAAGTTCTTTTCTGTATTTCTTATCTTCGAAGTCTGGGAAAGCTACTTTGATGTAGTCTCTAAATCCATCTATAGTGAATGGATAAACTACACCCTTATACTTAACTCCGCCGTTTCGATCTTTATACTTTCTCTTGAAAGTGTCATACATTGTCTTTATAACTTTTTCAAGAGTACTATGACGCTTTGTTATGTAGGCATCATCTGTTATTGTAAGAATCTTACCTTCCTTATCAACGTCGTCTTGTTTGTCCTTATTACTTGCAGAGTAGTCTTGGTTTTCGCCAAGCCAGTTTGCTAAGTCGTTTGCACCAGTTCCTAATCTATTAAACAGACTACCGACTATTGGTACATGTGAAGCTACTGAACCTGCTAATCCTAAAGTTCTAGCGCCAAGTTTAGCAACTCCTATACCTCTACGGAGAAGGAAATTGTTTCTTCTTCTAGTGCCACCGAAGTCATCTGCATCTGCATTTCCTCCAGCAGAAGAATTTCTGAGATCATGTTCACTCTCCATTTCGGCTAATGCTCTTAACCTAGCTTCCTCTGCAGTTATACCAGGATTCTCAGCTTTTATTCTGCTGTATCTTTCTCTTACTTCTCCCTTGAGACCGCTAGCTTCAGCTAAACCACTTGTAACTTTAGCTCTGTCTCTACGGATTCTTTCCATAAGATCTTTATCGTCAGTATAACCTACCTGAGACTTGATAGTATCAATCTCGTAGTCAGAAAGCATACTAACGTCAGCATATCCTCTAGCCGCTGCATAGTCTGCTTTAGCTTTATTGAATGCTTGATCACGCTTAGCCTTCTCTGAGTTGAACTGGTCGTTTGTATCTTTATACTGATAGTAAGCATCCCATATAGCCTTACCGATCTTATCTGGGAGATCTGCGATCTGATCAGAGATAACTGCTACATTATTCTCGATCTTACCCTGTGGTGTAGCTATACCGTCTTCTGCTTCCTGATGATACTTTGCTTTGTATTCTGTGTGGAAGTTCTTTCTAAGCTTTTCGAGACCCTTCTTGTTCTTAAGGAACTTCTCGCTTATACCAGCCTTCTTAAGATTCTCAAGCATCTGCTCCTTGCTAGTATTCTTGAATACTTGCTGCTGTTGCATAATGCGTTGTGTATCTTTCTTAAACTGGTCGAGAAGTTTAAGTATAGCCTCTTGATCAGACTTATCGAGAAGTGTTCTTCCGTCTTTACCCTTAGCTTTACTCTTGATAAAGCTCTGAGCAGCCTTGAAATCTGGAGCTGGATATCTGAGCATCTTAGTCAGTCTACCAGCATCAGCAGTATTCATATACTCAAGAAGTGAGTTAGAGAAGTCGTTCTTAGCCTGATTATAACGGTCTCTGTATGGATCGCCAGTGGTCAGTGCAGCAAGCTGAGCTTCTATATCGCCTATCTGAGTAGAAGTTCTGTCTCTAGCAACGTCTGCTATATTAGTATCAAACTCAATACTTTCTTTATTCTTGAATCCTCTACCTCTCATCATAGCATCGAAACCAAATCCGAACTTATGTTGATCTCTATACTGAAGTCTCTCTTCAGCAGATTTATTGTAAGCAGTACCTCTACGTATACGTCCTCTTTCAAGTCTATTGCCCACACTCTTAACCATATGAGCTCCAGCTATGAATGGAGATAATGCTATGGTACCGCCAACCTTAACTGCTCCACCTATCAGTTTCTTAAGAGGATTCCTAAGGAAATCTGTTATACGAGCAGCAAGATTTTCTCCGAATACATTCTCGAAGTGTTTTCCTATCTTCTCAGCGAATGTATCCTTAATGTCTTGAGCAACGTTCTTAAAGGACTGAGCTATAGACTCTGCACCTTCCTTGAAAGGTTTGATTACCCAATCCTTAACCTCTCCAATGAGGCCGCCTTCACGTTTCTCTTTACCATTCTCGTCCTGAACCTTTTCACCGAATATAGCACTCATAGTGCTTTCGATAAGATCACGACCGAAGTTTGTAAGAGGATTGATGGCTTTCTTGATAGTACCTACAACGCCACCCTGTTTCTTTCCGTTAACTTCCTTACCAAAGATGAACTCTTTGAACTTGTCAGTTGAGGTTACCATACCAGCAGCACTACCAAGTAATGCGCCAGGCAGTATTCCTATAGGACTGAAGACTGCACCAGCAAGTGCACCTAATCCTATCTTAGGAAGTTTCTGTTTGAACTTTTCCTTATCTCCAAGGAGACTATCCTCACCAAAGATAAGACCGTCAAACATTCCTTCGTGTTCAGCGATTCCTGCAGCTCCTCCGAGGAGTATACCTGCAAGAGGTCCAAGCGGTGTAACAAGACTAAGTGCTCCTCCCAGGAGTGCCCCTTTACGCATACTTGGGAATGCCTTTTGGAGCTCTGTAGAAATAAGTCCAGTATCATCTCTTTCGCCATTCTCTCCAAGATTGCCGAACAGTGCATTAGCAAAGCCATTAGATCTCTTAGAAAGTCCTGTAGCTATACCGAGTCCAGCACCGAGAAGTGGTACACCAAGTAATGCACCAGCAACTCCGCCGATACCAGCTTTAGCAAGATAATCTGTAGCAACGTCTACCTTTTCTCCATTGTTAAAGAAGTCAAGGATAGATTGTCTGATCGACTTTTCATCTGTATCAGTTCCTTCAGATGCGGTAGCATTAGCCATAAGCTTGTTGCGATACTTACGCTCTGCAGTATACTGTCTAGAAGCTGTAGAAGGAGATGCAGGGTTGATTACTACATCGCCCTTAGAGAGTCCATAAACTCCCATCTTAGGTACAACACCAGAACCTCCACGACCCATAACGATTTCGCCAGGGGAGAGGATAGATGTCATGTTACTCTTAGCTACACCACCGTAAGCAGCACCGCTAAGATTTAAGTTGTCAAGAATCTGTTCTTCTTCGTCTCTGTTATCTCCTATAGGATTACCGAGAGCTTCTGCGATCTTCTTTAAAGGACCAGTTATCTTTTCGAGTGTTGGTCCTATAACCTTGGATAATGTTTCGGAGATTTTCTTTTCTCTTTCTTCCTTGGCTCTTTCTTGCTCAGTTACTTCTGGAGAAGGCTGTGACTCTGAGTTAATGGTAGGATTGAGGAAGCTGCTATCTATAACTGTATCGAAGTTATTGTTTCTACGTATTCTAAGTCTTTGAAGCTGTCTTTCCTTTTTCTGAGCCTCAGTCTCACCATGCATATAGCGATCAGCATATTTGTCAAATACTTCTTGTCCATCTCCACCAACATCTGCTTTCATCTGCTTATAGTTGATATTGTGACTCATAATGAACTGAACGTACTTATCTGCTTCAGCATCATCTGCTCCCTTGAGAGTAAGTGCATTTCTACACTTGTCAAGGAATCTATCATCTTTGCTTCCTCTATACTGGTTCTTAAGGTTCATGATCTTACTACGTTGCTCATCATCAACCTTAATTGTGTTAGTTTTCCTCCTGAATCTGTTTTTGACTCTATTGAAGTCAGTAATAGGAAGACGATCAGTTCTTTCGTTAGTGAAATAATGAATTACAGATTCTTGTCTTGCTGCGTCATTGTAAGACATATTCACTGAGGCTGCCCACTTGATATACTCAGTACCGAATCCAGTTATTTTCTGGGTTGTGTACTTTACAGGAATAAGACTTGGGTTGAATGATGATTTAACGATCTGTCTTATAGCCTTCTTTTTGTCTTTGTTATTGTACCATTCGCTACTAGAAGAATCAGAAGAGCCAGAAGAATCCGATGATCCTTCCTCATCATCTCTATCTCTATTTCTTCCAGTAAGGTCTCTAAGATCACGCCTGGCCATTTCAATTACATCGTGAGCGTTAGACCTGGTACGATCCCACAAGCCTCCTAATATTCCTCCAGTTCTAAAGCCTTCTCCATCAGCTTTACCAAGAATAGCCTCTTTAAGTTGGCCTAAGAAACTGTCTGGAGCAAGAAGCTTTTTGACTACATTACGTTGCCACCATCCGTTCTCGTCAGTAAAGAATTTTTCTAACGTAGTACCAATTCTGTTAGTGAGTTCATTAAATCCATCGGTGAACTTCTGTTGAAGCATTCCGAACAGACCTTCCTCTTCAACTGTTTCACCGTCTTTGTTTTTCATCTTGAAAGCATGCTTGAAGAAGATATCATGAATGAGAGCTTCGGTGCTTACCATAGCATCTGTAGCATACTGCCATGGCTTATCTGCAAGGCTCTTCATATATGCTCTAGCAAGTAAGAGCTTAGCCTTACCACCCTGAGCAGCCTTCATCTGTTCCTTAATATCTTTTTCTTTATCGTACTTGACAGATCGAGCATTTCTCTTTTCATCAGATGTGATAAGACCCCACTCTTCAAGTACGTCGAACATGTCTTTCTCATTGGCTTTCTCTTGTTTCTGACGCTCAGCTTCATCTCTCTTGAATTCTTCAGTGATGTCATTGAGGACAGAACCGAACTGGCTTCTTACATTATCGGCATCAAGATCAACTCTGTTAGGACGTCTGAGTTTTCTATTGTAACGCTTATCGCCAGCTTTACGATACTTCTCATTTTGTTCCCATTTAGCTAACTCTTCCTGATAACGTCTTTCAAATGCCTTTTCGTCATTCGCTTTCTGTTTACTATATCGATGCTCAAGTCTCTTCCAATCAAATTTTTCTTTGGTCTCAAATGTCATGGGATCACTGGATGTGCTAGCATCATTGGGATCTCCTCCACCAAGCAATATAGAGAAAAGTCCGTTGTTTCTGATTCCAGCAAGATCAAGTTTGATATTCTTGAGATAATCAAAGATAGTATAACCATATTGGTCAGTGGTCATAGCTATAGCCTTAGCAGTAGGTGAATTCATTATAGACTTCTGGTCATAATCACCATACTTATTCTTAAAGCGTTCGAGCCACTCGCCACTGTTCTTATTGATATCGATACCCTCCGAAGCAAAGAGAAGCTCAAGAGCAAGAGGATTGTTTCCTGTATCATTTCTCTTGTCAGCATTTCTCTTACGAGATTCGAAGACACTCTTGATTGTATTAGCAAGAACAACAGTTACATCGTCTCTATTAGTCAGTATAGGACTACCATTAGACCAATCAAGACCAGCAACTCTTTGCTGTTCTCTGTCACGTTCTGCAGTACCGTTACCATATCTCCAGTCTCTCTTCTTAGTATAACGATATTTATACTTAGTCTCTTGGAAACTCTTCTGGATGAACTGAGCTATGTTTTCATCAATGCCGTATTCTCTAGGATTACGAAGCATATTGAAGTCTGGGTTTTCATAGAAAGCGTTAGCAAATGCAGTAAGTCCCTTAATGAACTTATCTGCGTCTTGCTTATTCTTCATAATCTTATTGAAGTCCCCTCCAATACCCTGTTTCATATAAGAGAAGAAATCTCCCATAGCAGACATAGCCTTGTTCTTCTCATTCTTGAGAATCTCGTTATACTTGGCTCTCTTAGTAGTCCACTTACCGCTATTATAGTCGTAGATCTCCTCATCTTCTCCTGTCAATGCAGAAGCGATTTTAGCGAGGTGATGCGGCATAACTTCTGTGATGGCTTTCTTAGTAATACCGTCAAATGGAACTGGGCCTTTTGTGTACTTGGAAGTATCGAAGTTGCCTTCTCTATCCATCTTCATACCGAAGATGGATCCCATAAGCTTATTCATTCCAGTACCATTGAGCTTCATATTGTTTAACTGACCAAAGAGAGTATAAGCAAGACCTCCAAGAACTTCGTTCAGGTTATTAGCTGAAGCTTTGAAGTTCTTATTGATATTCTTCTTAAGAAATCCCTGAGTGAGATCTCTCATTGGGTTAGCGAACATGAGAGCGAGGGTATTACCTTCGCCGATTTTAAACGAATCCATAGAAAGACCAGTAGCTTCAGTGATAGTATCACTGATGTTCTTCTTGATAGCATTCTTATAATCCTTGAGGTTAAGCATACCATTAGCATTGACTACACTAGTGGCGGTAACTTTGTTCCCCTTCTTTTGTGTCTGACGCTGGTCTTCATACAGATTTCTCTGCATCTTGAGAAGTTCATCGAGCTGAGCTACTATGGTATTAGTATTCTTCTCGATCTTCTCATAGAACTTAGCAGTCTTTTCCCAAGTCTTCTGCTGATTCTTGATATTAGTATTAGCCGAGTCTGTAAGCAGTCTAGTGATTCTTTCGAATCCATTATTGACTGATCCCATGAGCTTCTCGTTCTGCATAAAGAGAAGAGTAGTGTTCTCTCTAGATGAATCTATCTGAGCTTTGCCAACTGTGACAATAGCATCAGTAGTCATCATAGTATTGAGCTTAGAATTCTTCTTGATAGCTGTAGCAATGATCTTGTCACCATCGCTTACATCCATTCCTTCTTTATCCCAGTCGAACTCGGCTCCATCCATATCCCAGTCGTCGCCGATACCAAGACCGCCAAACTTCTCAGTGAGTCTGGTTTCACGATCCTTAGCATACCAGTCGCCTGTTTTGATATCTTCTATGAGCGAGTTTACACCTACAGAAGCAGCTACATAAACATCGCTTTTCTGAAATCTATCCTTAACACGTTTAAACGTAGTACGATAGTCTCGTACCGAGTTGTATGCGCCCTTTAAGGATTCCTTATTCTCTTCAACGAATGATTTAGGGTTGGTAAACATCTCACCTGCTACATCAGCAGCAGAATAGATGACTGACTTACCAACGTTCTTAGCATATTGAGCTACCTTATTAAGCATAAGGCTCTCCTCCTTTCTATTAGATTACTAAGATGTTCCTCCCTCCAAATTGGTACGATTGTATACTATTAGAGGGCAATCAACCATTAAATAATCAAGTAATCGTACGTATTTGGGGCGATTACGAACAAGGAGGAAAACTATGATACCAATATCAGACAGAGGTCTTACAATCTATAAGACCGAAATGAAAGAAGCGTTGAGACTGTCTTTCCCAAGACTGTTCGATACGGACATTGACGCAGCTATAGACTATTCTATAGCAAAAAGATTTTCAGACACTCCAGTAAAACTGGATAACAACTACACACACAACACCCAAAACACAACACTTTACAACGTGTTGAATTATATCATAGAACGAGAACCGATAGTAACTGTATCTGGTGTTCTCTTCAAGAAGCATGGCACTTGCCCTAACCCATACGTAGATCTCATTCAGGAATTCCTGACTAAGAGAGCTGAGTATAAGGGAATGATGCTTAAGTATCCTAAGGGATCAGAGATGTATGAGAAGTACAATCTTCTTCAGCTTTCAGAGAAGGTATCTGCAAATGCTATCTATGGAGCTAGTGGTAATCATACATCTATCTTCTACAACGTTAACGTTGCATCATCTATCACAATGCAGGGTCAGAACTGTATTGCTACAGCACTTCTGTTGTTTGAAGCTACACTCAACAATAACGTTAAGTTCGGCTCACTCAATGAGATTATACAGTTCATCAATAACGTTCGTCGTGAGAGACCTACTCGTAAGTATAATGACTACGATGTCATTGATATGCCAGTATCGGCATACGATGTATTCTGTCAGCTTATCTGTACATGTGGTTTCTACTACAGACCTTCAGAGAAGGATCTGATGATTGTATGGGATATCATCAATCAGCTTGACCAGGAAGACCTTAATCGTATCTTCTTTAAGAATAACCTCTTCTACTTCTTCGACAATAAGTATGTTATGGATAAGGTCGTATACTTCCTTAGTCTGCTTCCGATACACTTCATGGATCCGAACAAGACTCCTAATGCTAAGGACATCTATGATGCTCTTAAGGATACTGATAACCCGATGACAGAGGAAGAAGCTAGTCATCTTGCAGATCAGATCAAAGCGGCTCTTGATGAAGTATATGAACTCGTTAAGGAGTATGTATACTATGGTCATCAGTACATGGATCGTCTCGACAGAGCAGAGAACATGGTTCGTTCTGTATCTATTCTTACCGATACCGACTCTTGTTTCATCAGCTTTGACGGATGGTATCGTTATCTTCTTGATAAGACTTACTCTATCCCGATGAGGATTAAGGAGATCGAGCAGGACAATGAGGGTAAGGTATGGAGAGCAGACGTTCATTCTTATGACTATGACTTCTTTAAAGATGAAGTTATTGATCTTCAGCAGACTCTTAATGATGATAACGCTGTAGGACCTACAGCAGGATATCGTTGTTCACTTATCAACGTACTTGCTCATATCATGGGTCGTCTGTCGATTGACTATATGACAAGATACTCTACAAACTCTAATGCTATCAAGACTGCTGACGGTAAGATACGTAAGTCATTCTTCATTCTCAAGAACGAGTTCCAGCTTAAGCAGGCACTGGTTACAATGGTAAAGAAGAACTACTGTTGTTATCAGGAGCGTCAGGAGAATGCATTCATTCCTCTTGAAGAAGCTCTTGATGTTAAGGGTATGCCTATCCGTAAGGTTGGAATACCTGAGAAGACTGCGAGAAGAATTGAAGAAATCCTATGGTACTTCGTTCTCAATGCAGAACAGATCTCGCAGATAGATATCATCAAACAATTGGCTGCACTTGAGAAGATGATATACGAATCTCTCATGGCAGGTGATAAGAGTTACTTCAAGCCTCAGCGTATCAAAGCATCGTCTGGTTATGCAGATCCTATGGGTCAGTATACTATCAAAGCCGCTGTAGCATACAATCTCCTTAGGAGAGATAACGAACCAATCATCGACCTTACTACACGTAACACTGTTCTGATCATCAAGACAGATATGACTGAGAAGAATATCGATCAGATCAAGGATACTTTCCCTGATGTGTATGAGAGAGCGGTAAAGATGCTCGCTACAAAGGACTTCAAGGGCGAGTGTGGTAATATAGCTATACTTTCCGAAGAAGAAGTACCAGAGTGGGTTAAACCATTCATCAACTATACTCAGGTTATCAATGACAATATAGCTACGTTCCCAGTAGAAGCTCTCGGCATTGACAGAAGAGAGAAGAAGAGTGTAAACTTCACTAACATTGTATCTCTGTAAGGCTGTGGGTAGGGGTTTCCCTACCCATTTCCTTCTTTTTAGTCGTTCGGATAGAACTATTATATAATCAGTAGTGGCAATTACACCACTCAGATATACTAAACAAGGAGGAATCCAACTATGGGAATATATTCACAGTCAACTGGAGTAAGTCCTGAACTCGAATCAATAGACGTTAATATGGACGAACTCATGGAGGCTTTCTTCTATGACGACTTCGCTAACTGTAGCGATGAGGAAAAGAAAGCACTCTTCGAATCAGCAGAGATCGCTCTTCTTGAAAAGAAGAACATCACTAACCGTAAGACTATGGTTAGACTTAACAAGAACGACGACATCAGCAGACGTACAACTATGGCTGCTCTTCAGCTTGCTAAGGATAACAACGATCCTCTCTGGAAGTCTCTCAAGATCAACCGTATCAAAGAGCGTAAGCTTCTCAATGCTATCGAGAAGAAGTACAACTCAAGAGCTCAGAAGGTTGCGAGAATCGGCCAGAAGGAGTATCTCAAGAATGTCAACAAGCCTAAGATGCTTAAGACATCTGATATCTCACACAGAGACTAACATCGTGAGGGTAGGCATTGCCTACCCTCTCAATTATGTCTTTCGTTGTATATTATATTGGCGTCAGTAGAGGTTTACCTCTACTGAAACTATCCAATACTAAGGAGGTAAAATATATGACACGAACCGATTTATATGGAGTATGGTCATGCCTACTCGAAAGTGAAACAAACGTTGAGATCGTAGCCGAAGATCTCGACAATGCTAAACTTAACGACTACAGAATAGGTTTGCAGAATCTGATTACAGATAATGTCGAACAGCCGTTAATGCAGACCAAAGTAACAGTCGTATTCAGAGACTATAAGAAGAGTGTGAGACTCACACTCCCAGATCTTATGGTAAATTTATGTATGTGGGGATTTGTCGTTGAAGCAGGACACACCCTTAAGCCTTGGCATCTGTTCTTCTGTAAGAAGGGAATCGATAAGAAGGCTATAGCGAACTACATCAACAAGTACGCCATCATACCTAACAGAGATACGATGGAACCTAAGAGACTTAATGAGATGATCTATACAAATCATAAGACTCTTAAGTTTGCTGAGAAGTTTGCTCTGTACTACAACAACTCAATCAATCATGAGGATTTCATTCTCATGGCAAACGCTTGTCCTGAGTTTGATGAGCTTATGCATAAGGACTATTCAAACCTTCCTGCTGATCAGATGAACGCCGAGGCAATGAAGGATTGTAATAGAATCATCGAGCTTATCCTTGAGAGCAAGAAGTGGATTGGAAGGGACCATTGTCTTGCAGACGCATTCAGAGCTAAGGTCGGTGTAAAGCCAAAGCAGTTTAGAGAGATGATCTCTAATATAGGCATAAAGCCTAATGGTGAGGGAGGAATCTTCCCCCACTCCATAGACGCTTCTTACATGAGAGGTGGTCTTAACCGTTTTGAATGGATGGTTGCTGAAGCAGGTATTGGACGTCAGGCTCAGATCTTATCCAAGCAGAACACAGCAGACTCAGGTGCTTTCGCCAGAGTACTTGGTCTGAATCAGATCGATACATGCCTCTATACAGATGAGTTCGGTAATGTTGATCCTAACTATGATTGTCATACTAGAAACTTTGTTGAGGTGACACTCACTGAGGAGAACATCGAGATGTATCAAGACAGATACTTCAGATTCCATCCAGATGGAATGGAGTATAATACTGGATGCTTAGATACCCTTAGACACGATCTTGTTGGTCAGACAATCTATTTAAGATCTCCTATTACTTGTGCAAGTGCTGCTCGAGGAAAGGGTATCTGTAAGAGATGCTACGGTAATCTCTTCATGGGCAATAAAATCGTAAACATCGGAAAGATTGCAGCCGAGCTGATATCACAAACCCTCACTCAGCTTATGTTATCAGCTAAGCATCTTCTTGAGGCTAAGATTAGTAAGATTGAATGGAGCATTCCTCAGGAGCAGTTCGATCAGTTCTTCTCATTCGATGATGAGGATATCTATATCAACTCAGAGTTCATGGGAGGTAAGAAGTGGTTACTCCATATCGACAGAGACAATGTAGATACTGAAACAGTTGTGTCTATGAGCGATAGCGATAGTGAAGGAGACGACTTCGATATTCTCAGAGACTACATCACTCAGTTCGATATCATCACTCCAGATGGAGAAGTTATAGAGGTACATGGTACAAATAATGAGTGTCTGTATCTTCAGGATGAGCTTTGCAAGCTTATCAACACTAAGCAGTACGAGGATGAAACTGACATCTTCATTCCTATCACAGATCTTCAGCAGTCCAGAATACCTATTTTTGGAGTGGGTATTTATAATGATGATCTTGGTAAGAATCTGAAGGAAGTTATGTCTATTATCAATCTCAAGACAAAGACATGTAACTATACACGCCATGAGATTCTTAGAGACTTCATCAACAAACTCATAGATTGTGGTATGGGCGGTATCCGTTCTGTCCATGCAGAGATCATAATCATGAATCAGATCAGAGATGTCGATGATGTACTTCTCAAACCTGATTGGGACTATCCAGATCAGAAGTATAGAATACTCACTCTTCGTCAGGCTTTAGAGTACAACCCGAGCATTCAGGTTACAATGCAGTATGAGAATCTTGCTCGTACTCTGTATAAGCCGATATCTTTCAGAAAGACAGCTCCAAGTAAACTTGATATGTTTGCACATGTTCAGCCTCAGGTTTACATGGCAGAGGATGTAGAAAGCGAAGTTGTTACTAAGCCTCTCTTTGAAGTTATTGATAAGAGAGAAGATAAAAAATGATAGTGGGGAGGAATCTCCTCCCCATTCTTTAGGGAGGAGGACAACCAATGAAGATTGTAGTACGACCTACAAGTATAGTAATAAACGATTACACATGGGGAGACGCCCCTAAGATAGAAAACAAATTCCGTGTATGGAACAAAGCTACGAGATCAGTAACGTTTGAGCACATCGTATATGACGAGCATGCACGGAAACTCTATCTCCCTAGAGGTATAAGCGTAAGGAGTCTAGAGAACGCGCTTGACACTAAAGCCTATTACCAGACTACGTGTGATGAGTATCGTGTGAACTCTACTCAAACGCTTTTAAAGTATGGTCCTAAGGATGACGTACAGAAAGAGAGTATCAGATTCTTATTTGGTGTCGATGAATATTCGTATACCAAGAATGCATCTCAAATGATGCTTGCTCTCAACACAGGTGCTGGAAAAACATACCTTGGCATAGCATATATGGCATTCATGAACATCAAAGGTATTGTAATAGCATCTTCTATAGACTGGTTGAAGCAGTGGAAGGATAGAATCCTAGAGCATTGCAATATAGAATCAAAGGAAGTCTATTCTATCTCTGGTTCTCCATCCATAGCTAGTCTGTATAAGAAAAAACAAACTGCCTTAGACAAGATAAAAGTCTATCTGGTAACACATTCTACCTTGTCTTCTTTAGCTAGCAGACAAGGATGGGAAGCAGTCGGAGAACTGTTTAAGTACTTGGGTATAGGAGTCAAAATCTTCGATGAGGCTCATTTGTACTTTGGTGCTATGAGTCATATAGACTACTTCAGTAATACATACAAGACAATCTATATGACAGCAACTCCAGAACGAGGGGACGAAGGAGATAACAAGATCTTTCAGTTGTATTTCAAGAACGTTCCCACTATCAATCTCTTCGATCCAGATAAGGATCCGAGAACACATTATATATCTATCCGTTACAACAGTAGGATGTCTCCACAAGACATCAGCAATTGTGGGAACTTCTATGGTTTCAATAGAATGAACTATGCAGCCATGATAACTAAATATCCCAACTTTCAAAAGATGTGTCATGTTGTGATGGATCTTATTGGTAAGATGAGTGGTAGGATACTTATCTTCATGGCAAGTAACGAAGCTATACAGGCAGTGTATGACTGGATACTCGAAAACTATCCAGAGTATACGTATAGTGTAGGTATATACACATCTCTGAACAAGAATAAGAGAAGCGCACTGAATCACAAGATTATACTGACTACATCTATATCTGCAGGAGAAGCATTAGATGTATCAGATGTCTTCTGTTCAGTTCAGTTAGCTGAACCTATGAAGAGTAGACCAAAGTGTAGGCAAAGACTTGGAAGAACTCGTATAAGGGGAAGCTACTTTATAGATGTCATAGATGACTCGGTACATACAATAAGAAAGTACTATGAGACGAATCTTATAATGTATGAAGAGTACGCTATGGATATCAAGACAATAAAGTTCAATGATAAGCAGCTTGACAAAGTGTCTAGTGCTATCATTGAAGAAAGGACAAAAGGCATAAATCCGTTCATCATGGGATACAACAGCCTTGGGTAATCCCAAGGCTGAATTCTATCGTTCAAACGAGAAGATGGATGTATATTATATGTGTGTAAGAGAGCAGTGATCACGGCTCTCAAATAAAATAATTTTAAGGAGGATCAGTTATGATCTATTACAATTCAACAGCAAACACCATTGACCAGACAAGGGTTGTCCAGAACATCGCAAACAAGGTGTTCAATGCCTTGTCAAACGCAGGCATCCAGGGTTACGACCTGAGATGTACAAAGATCGACATTCCGACAATGAGTATCTCGTTCGAGATAACTCATATCGGATATCCCGTAGAGATACTGTTCTACAACGGAACAGTATTCAAGAGAGATTCTCTTTTTACTGTGGACTACAAGTCTGTGATCGAAATGATCAAGGACGGCAGCCTGACACCGCAGCAGAAGGAAGACGCTGTGGACAAGCAGATAGAATCACTCAACACAAGTACAGCGGAGATGATCTACGACCAAATCAAGACTCATCAGGTTCTGAAGAGTTTTGAAAAGCTCGTTCATGACAAATACGTTGTACCAAGGAACTTCCCTAGTCCTGAAAAGATGTGGGAAGAGTTCAAAGCATACTATGAGGCGGTAAAGTCAATACCGTCACCGATACAATTCCCTTGTACAATCGATGATTGGTGGGAAAAGCTCGAAGAAACAATCAAGAAGAACACTGCTTTCTGGAAGTATAAGATAACTAGAGATGCATCATACAGGGTAAACTACGGTCTTGACGTCAACAAGAGCTCTTTCGATCCAAACTATTTTACAGTATATCATAATATGTATGATGCGTGTAGCGATGAGAGTTATGACGATGAGGAATTAGGAAGAAGGTTAAGAGAGATGTCGACGAGATTAATAAATGAGCTTAACGGCACTCCTGCAATCGTACAGAGCAGCATCCCGACAGCAGTTTAAAATCAATGAAGAGAAAGGTGGCTAGTCCACCTTTCTTTTTAGAAAGGAACGATACTTATGCAAAGAACCATATTAGACTTCACAAAAATAGGCTTCAGTCATGGCCTAAGATATAACGAAATCGATGATATGAACGAGGTAATCTCTGAGATAAAGAAATGTATCTTAGACAACCTCCTTCCCGCAATCGATTTAAATGCTAAAACAAGATACATCTGGCACGCAAATTACAACCCAGTAGATCTTGACGAAATAGACACAACCCTCAAGATCGAAGTGGTAGAAATCGACGGTAAAGAACACATAGATATCACAATATGGTATCCAGGCATCTACTATGATTGCGGGGATATCGATAATGATATCGAAGCTTATGAGGAAATCCAGGAAGTGCATAAGATGATATATGCTATGTTCCTGGAGATAAATGCTGAAATGAATGAGATGATCGCTCAGAAAGGGAATAACATGAAGATAGTTGATAACAGGAAAGATTTCGTAGACTACATTCTAAATGAATGCCACAAGTATGCTGAAGACGAGTTAGGTTTCATATTCTTTAGAGACCTTTTTATTAGGGACATGAGTAGAAAGGACTTCATTGAAGCTTACGACGAGATCCTTCAGAAAACAAACGGAGATCATCTTGTAAGAGTAACTCCGACTCCACAAGTTCTCGAAACTAGAGAGAACTTAACTTTGTGCAAGGATAACGACATCAGATACACAGGTTATGCTGATCTCATCCTCTTCCACATCAATTCAGAGGCAAGAAACGCTGGAAACGGCCACGATTACTATATCAGAGTCACTCCAGAAGGTGAATATCTTGACTTCGTTGTTGGTGGAGGAAAAGCTGGTACTCCCTATGATCCATTCGTAGGTATAGTAATCGATAAGTAAAGGAGAATAACGATGTTGATACTTGAACCAATATTCAAAGATGTCGACTATGTTGACATCTTTATAGATGGAGAGAAAGCCGCAAGAAGCAACTATCTTCTATATCCAACAGTCTTCCGTATAATAATAGACGGAAGTACTCTTTGGAATCACTATGTTGATAAGGTCAGTCTTGATGACCGTATCATAAAAGCAATAGCCGTAAAGGACAACACCGAAGAGGTGTTGTTCGAAAGAAAGCTCTCATACGAAACTCTGCAGTGGTTAGCAGAGAAGAGAGCAAGTGAAAAGCTGTTCCACAACACAAGATATGGAATGGCATCAATGTAAGGAGGAACCTATATGAATTCAATTTTCGACAGAGACAATCTTGGAACAACTAAGAACTGGAAGTTCTTAAGAGATGATCTTATCAGCATCTTCGCAGCAGATGACGACAGATTCAACAAAGAGTACAAAAACGGCGAGATCGAGCAGGTATTTGATCAGATGGCTGAAGAATATCTCGATGGTTATACAGTATCTGGCTTCTGTATTGATTCAAACGACGACGTTATCGACGTGGTAGAGTTGATTATTGCACTCGCAGGAGTATCAATTTTTAACGTACATCCATTCGGATGGGATTTAAGAATAGGGTACGATGATGAAGGAAACCCTCGTACTATACTGAAACCCGACAATACTCCTGGTGGAGGCTGCGTGCCAGATGTCTTTGTAATAGACTTCAGTAACGCTGCAGAAAACTTTAACGAAGAGTTCAGAAGAACTCTTGATGGCTACATGACATTGTTTGGATATGGTCATATGGATACTGTATACGGAGAGAGACTAGTGTACATATCTAAGCTTTCTTACGCTAGAAAAACCAAGAGTACTGCAGATATAATCGACAGTGTAAACAATAAGTTTTACACCTTGAAGTTCGACCAATACGATTTCCATCTTCTTGTTGATAAGCGTATTCATATCACGTCTGTACTGGCATCAGTATTACTGACGGAAATAGCAATAGCACACACATGCAGAAAAGAAACATTTAGGATAAAGTCATCAGGTAATGATGTGATGATAAGCAAGATGTGTGATATAGCTAATGCGGTTACAGGTAATGCTCCGCATATTCCTGGAGCTTCGAAAGTTACAGTGTTATGCAATCGTGCTTCGGAACCAGAATACACTGAATTTCAGATCACAAGTGTAATCGACTAAGCTTACTGAACCATAAAAAAGGGAGTCCTCGTGACTCCCTTTCTTTTTACTACCCTTCATACATTATAATACAGGGGGTGTATGATATGACTAACAACAACCAGATATACAGAATGGTCGATACTATCTTCGAATCTGGTCCAATCAAACTTAACTTCAACATTAACCTTATCTGGACTCTACCAGAAACAGAGATGTATGAGGAACGCACATATCATTACTGGGGAGAGTATAGGATTAAGACTAGACCCAGTAACGCTAATGTTCTTGTGAAGAGAAAGCTTGACTACTTCATGACATTAGAACTTAAGAACTATAGAGCGAATATGGATGACTCCATATTCATTCCTAATGACATTCAGTATAAGTTCATAACTTCTATCCGAGTAGCATCGGAGAAGTTGTTTGGCTTAGGACAGAACATATTCGTCATGGAGAACGACCACATGAGAATAAACAATAATCTTCCAGTAGTCGTAGATAACTATCCCAGGAACAAGATCTTTAAGGTAGTTCCTACAATCATAAATGGTAGCAACTATCAACAACCTGGTGCTACATTGATAGTCGGTAATGTAGATTGTATGGCAGATATAACCGACTCGGAGTTTATATACTTAGCCAACATGCTGAGTACATTCAATGGTATCATGTATGCAAACTCTATGCTCGCATCATTAGGTCCATTAGAAGGACCCGTATCAGCTCCAATGGATAGAGTAATGGAGTTCAAACACCAAAACACAATACGGAAAGGTAGAACCTTTGCAGGAAAGAAGGAAGGGATAATATGAGCGACAACATACGCATATACACATACAAACAAAAGGAAGCATACTATGCTTACCTTAATAAGCGAAGCGAGATAATAGCAGTAGAGCAAGAGTCGGTCAATCTTCTTAATCGATATTATGAGCTTCTCAGACTACCGATGAAGATATACATGTCTGCAATCAATAAGGATCTTGTAGACAACCAGATACTTGACCTTAAGATCCCCAAGTCTATGTCACCATTACTTGGTAGAACAATCAATGCAGACGCTACTGTATGCTATGACATCAAGTTTGTTACGCCTATCAGAAGTGCGATAGAAGACATTCGTCATTATCTTGGTAGTGATATAGACGATTGTATTCGTGTGAAGAGAGTGAAGAGTGGAAGACGAATGTTCGTTCTTCAGCTTAAGAACGTTGATGATCAGGCGGTAATCGATGATGTCTTCGATGCATTATACTACGCTTCCAGTCAGGCGATAACTCACAGGATGAACAATAGAGGGTAGGCATTGCCTACCCTCCCTGTTTATTTTTAATAACGATTCTCAACTATCTCGGGATACTGAACAGTGATTACACTACCACTGTAGTCGTATCTGTACTTAGTGTTAGCAGCCATCTCTGCTCTGAGAGAACAGTACTTATCATGCAGTGCGAACCAGCGATCTCTCTCATACTCATCGAATCTCTCCTTGTTAAGAGCATCTTCGATAGCAGTGATTCTGAGATTGACCTGACGCATGAGATAGAGCGCATCCTCTTCAGTAGCGACGTGACGAGATCTGAGTGTATACTCGTAGACATCGCTCTCGAAGTCTCTGAGTTTGTTATTGGTAACCATCTTCCTCAGGATAGCAAACTTAGTATCCTTCTTCTTAAGAGAAGCTCCCTCCTGTACAAGTACATAGTAGAAGTCACAATCCTTGAAGGGTTTAGCAGCTTCCTTGATAGCGGAAGTATCTATACTCTTCAGAGCATTAGTAACAATCTCATATTCTTTTTTGTCGAGCTTGGATGAGGTGATTGAAGATGCCCGTCTGAGTAACTTGAGAGCAGGTATTCTTCTCAATTCCACGTTCTTATAGAGATTCAGTGTCCACGTTAAGGCAGCGAGCTTATTGACGTCATCGTTGACTTTCATGCCGTTCTTACACAGTTTTCTGAAGACATTGTTAAGTTCATCTTGGAATCCACACATCATAACGAACTCATCGGCAAGAACCTCACCATCTCTGTAGATAAAGAACATACTGTTCATCTTTCTTACAGTATTCTTGATACCATATGCAAGAATCTGATAGTACTGTACAGTATCAACGATAGAGAGTGTAGTGTTCTCCTTAGCGAGAGTAACGTTGATAGCATCTCTTACCTGTTCAACAGGGTTAGGATCATTGATGATATGTCCAACTTCGTGAAGCAGCATAGCGAGCAGCTCACTGGGAGTGATATCGATGATAGGATTGAAGATCTTGGAGTCAATCTCTATGACATAGTTCTTGAAACGATACTTACCGTCATCCTGAACAATCATCTGTACATCAAGCTTGCTGACTACAGGATAAACACACATACCGAAGAACAGACCATCGTTTCTTGTGTAGATAATATCTGTACACTTTGAATCTTTGAAGAACTTGTTAAGTTCCTTTCTGAGATTCTGATATGAAGAAGCTCTCTCTGGGTTGGAGATCACAAGCTCACAAGCCTCGAGGAGATTACTAAAATCATACTTAATCATTATCTCTTACTCCTTTCTAAAGATTGTAAAAGAAGGGCCTGGCACCCTTAGGCACCAGGCTCTTTGTTCTTTCGATCTTGGCCGTACTATTAGCGAGCGTCGATATCGAAGTCGTTCTTACCAACGCTAGCAACGCCCTGACCGTCACCACGTCCAACAGGATCATTGTTGAATGCGTAGTTCTGACCATAGTTGCGGAGGCCAGTAGGATTGAGTATGCCGATACGTCCCTGTACAGGCTGATACTTCTCGAACTTCCAACGCTCGAATGCATGTACTGCAGGGAGTGCAGGATTTTTGAAGTTCTTGATCTCGTTGCTCAGATACATCTGGTAATCGTAGATTCTGTAGATGAAACGATCTGTGTTTCTTGGGCAGAGAAGTACGATCAGGTTGTTTGTATCACGGAGCTTATCAGAGCTGATGAACTGGTATGTTCTTCTGTCTGATGTAACAACAGTCTTTACAAAGTCGAGCTCAACAGGGCCGATGTTTGTAGGTGTCTGATATGTGTACTCGGTAGGTGTGATCTTTCTGATGAGATCATCACGGCCGATTACGTTGATTGTCATGTTAGGATCATTGAGAACATGGAGCAGCTGAGTTACATGTGTATCCATAGCGTCCATGAACAACTTGTAACGCCACTCGAGAGGATCGAGAGCGTAGCTGGTTGTAGGAGCGAAGTCGAAGTAACGACCGATCTTCTGTGATTTCGGAAGTTTAACGAAGTCTTCGTCGAGTGCTCTACGAATAAGATCATCCTTGTAGTTGTTGAGGGATGTCTTGATAAGTGAGAGAACCTTTGTCAGCTGGTTGATCTGATACAGAGCAGAGATGTCCTTAACCTCTTCAGGAGAGATTGTAACGTTGATCGGGATAGCGTTAGGAATCTCGATGATGTCTGTACGAACATCCCAAGATACTGAAGCAGTTCTGAGCTTAGCAGAAGATGTATCGATTCTTGAAGTAAGAACGATACCGCCTGCAGCAGCATTTGAAGATGAGAGACCGAAACGGTCATCCTTAGAATAACCTGAGAGGAAGCCCTTTGTTCTTGCCTCAGCAGGAATGCTGTCTTCTGATGTACAGTTGTCGTACTGAACGCCGTTAGCTGTAAGCTTCCATGTGTCAGGAAGTGTACCTGCAGCAACTGCTGTAACCATAGGAACTGAGAAGCTCTCTACGATCTGTCTGTCATACTCGCCGTATGCAGGAGTGAACTTACCCTCGAACGGGAAGATAGCGCCGACTACTGTATCGCCAACGATAGGTGTAGAACCGCCAGGTGTAACACCAGCAGCGATAACCTCAGCATTAGCTGTGTCGTTTGTATAGTTTTCGATCTGATATGTTGTAACGCCGCCGCTTGTTGTACTTGTAACGATCTGGAGTGACTGACCAGGGAATACAACACGGCTGCCAACGATGCCGCTTACGAATGACTCGATTGAAAGATGATCCTCAGGATCTGTAGCGCCGAACAGTGTAGCAAGTACGTCTGTTGAGCCGTCTTCAGGAAGAGCCATGTACATGCTCTTGAGAGGAGCAGCCTTGAGGATAGCATCAGTCATCTTCCACTGATCCTTCCACATATCGATCTTCTCACCTGTTACAGGATCGATGAGCCATCTGGTCTCCATAGAAACTGTGAACTTAGGTGAAGTAGCAACGAACTTCGGGATTGCGCCCTTGTCGAAGATATTGTTCAGCATGATATTCTTATGGATAGGGAATGTCATACCGATTACGGGGTTGTGCTGACCAGGTGCTGAATGCTCAAGGATAGCTTCCTTATCATTGATGTACATCTCCTCCATCATCTGAATCTGGTCTTCCTGAGCTTCTGCATCGTCGCGGAACATAGGATCATTTCTGTCGAAGCAGTTCTCGACAAAGAAGTCCTTGATTGTGCTGTCTGTGATAGGGTTCATATGAACCTTTGTTGTCTCGTCATAGATTGAGAGATTATTTTCATGAAGTATTGAGCTGGTAACGTCAAGATATGCTTTGGCAAGAGGTGCTAAAGCATCCTTAGAATAGTTAGAACCAGCTGTTCTAACTTCTCTTGTACCTGAAATAGGCATACTATTTTCCTCCTTTTTTGATTTATGATAGTAAGAGTTACCTTGGAAAACTAATAGCCGCTGACCGCCTTACGGATAGAGGCTATATTTAATATATTGTTGTGTCCGAACGAACGATTCGGGCATCTTTGACTTATAAGAAGGTATTGAATCTTCCAGAATCGGCTGATTCTACCATCTTATCACCATATGCGACTACACTATCGCCAGGATTTACATCAGAATCATCAAAGTCACCGACTACGACTCCGTCTTGATCTTCCTGTTCTTCCTCTGTAGGATTATCCTCAGCCAGTTGAGCAGATGCTATGATGTCTGATATACTGTCGAGAGTAGACAGACAGATCTGATAGTTGATAGAGTTCTCGATATAAGTCTTAGTGTCGAATGATTTCTGTACAGTGAAGTCTACAAGATCCTTAAGCTCCATTAACTTGTCGGTAACAAAGTGAAGGATATCAACATTTGTATCTGTCTTAGGAATATCATTGATTCTGAGAATAACAGAAGAGATTGTTCCATAGATATCTATGAAGCGTTGTTTAAGTTCCTTGTTCTTGATGTCGATTTGTTCTGGTGAGAGGTTGGAAAAGAGTTCAGCCTCTATCTTTCTGAGGTCTTCGTAGGTATTGTCTTCTCCTTCTTCTCCCTCAGTATCTTCGGAGCCTTCTCCTTCTTCGCCAGTATCGTTATCATCCCCAGATTCGCCATCGCCACCATCATCAGCACCATCGGTGTAGTCGACGTCTCCATCATCGGATCCCTCAGAATCAGCATCAGGCTCATCCCCAGTATCATTAGATTCGTCATCAGCAGCACCGTCAGCCCCATCAGTGTAGTCAACGTCATCACCTTCTGGATTATCTTGGTCGTCCTGTCCTTCTTCACCTGTTTCGTCGTCATTAGACTCATCATCTCCTGCTTCATCAGCACCGTCGGTGTAGTCGACATCGTCGTCTCCACCAGCATCATTATCTGTTGCTGGGTCGTTAGACTCATCATCCGCTGCAGTATCTGCACCAGCTGTATAGTCTTCATCGTCCTGATTAGGTTGCTGATTATTATTGGTGGTACCGTCATCTACTTCCGCTTCATTTAACGGATGTCTATATGAACTAAATATGCCCATACTATAACCTCCCTTACGTTTCTTTGATATCGATAACTCCAGGGAGTCCGATATACTTTTCTTCGAAGTTTACGGCTTCATCATAACTCTTATCTCCAGCGGTTGTAGGAGCTTTCTCGTTCCAATTAACCTTCATGTTATAGCGAAGTCTACTTCTCTGTCTTTCAAGAGCCCTTTGAGTTTGCATGATTGAACGTACTGCCTTGAGGTCATTCCTATCTTCGGCAAGACGCATATACTTATCACACATCTTGAGCTCTATCTCAATGTCGTCAAGAATGATCTGACGCTCTTTCTTTTGAAGCTTCTTAGAAGTTCCAATAGCACCGAGTACACCAATAACTGCAATGGCAGGAGATACCAACCAAGCAGCACCAGTAACGAGTGCAGCCTTGATAGTCTTTGAAGCAGATGGAATCAGAGAACCTTTGATGATAGCTTCTCTTCTGTCATTAGTAAGAGCCCTCTCTGCAGCTTGAGCAAAGTGACCCATAGTAACGTCGATGTCCTTAGAGATCTTACGGTCTTTATCTTTGAGCTTAACAGCAGTCTTACCGAGTTTGTCTGCAGCAAGTTTAACCTTGTTAGACAGACTACTCTCGTTAAGAGCTTCTGTTCTACTGATGTCGAGAAGTTCAAGTACATCCTGTACAGTCTCCTGGACATAGTGTGTATACTCATTAGTAGAGATGATATCAAGATCTGGAATAGAGTCATCTTCCTCCTGTTCCTTAAGAGCAGCGATATCTGCAAGTGCCAGATTGATAGGATCTATCTTAGCATACTTACCATATCCATTCTCAGAACGGAGACGATGTCTCTCATATTCAAGTATAGAAGCATACTCCTTCACATCAAAGATGTCTCTGTTGAGAATGACAGCTTCTGTAAGTACAGGAATGCAGTCTGCAGTGACATAGTTGATGGAACGTCTTATAGTATTCATGAGTTCGTTCTTATCCCAGTTCATAGACTCTACTAAGACAGAAGTATCGTCCAGATACTTATACATCTCATCCCATGAACCGAAGTCAAAGTCATCATCTGATGAAGAAGAGTCTTTGTTTCTCTTCTCATAACGCTCTTCTCTCTTCTTTTCGACCTCTTCATCTGTATAGAGAGTATCTTCTCTAGCTTCAAGTTTATCTCTATCAGCTTCGAGTTTCTTAATGTACTCCTTATAGCGCTGTTTAGACTTTTCATCTTTAGTTTTATTGAGTTTGTCTTTATAGCGAGAGATCTCTTTGTCGTAAGCATCAACAACTTCTTTCATCTGCTTACGAGAGATATCCATCTTAAGGAAAGCACCAGTGATCAGACCGAAGATACCGAGGAATGGTGAAAAGGCAAACATGCCGATGACTGCTGCTCCTCTTACTACAGCGAAGATATCAGGAAGTTCCTTGACGATATTCTCTGGTGAGTTACAGAAGACTCTATGGAGACACTTCTTCAGAGTCTGAATAGATTTGTTGTGAGACATCTTAAAGGCGTTAAGATCACCCTTGATTGTATTCTTCTTATCACCATTCAACTTCACCTTAGTTACAGTAGGCTTAATCTTCTTACCATTCTCATCCTTTCTTATAAGCTCCTTGTGCTTATCTGAATGAAACTCAAGGATAGTATCGATAGCCTCTTCTGTAGTAGTGATTGACTCATAATCTTCATCGAAGATATAAGCTATGGGAGCGAAGTCATCGTCATCGTAGAACTTAGAATTCTCTACAACGTACTTCATATCATGAATGAGATCATCCATAGAGAACTCTTCCGAGTCTTGGTTGTTGAGCAAGAAGTAATCAGTAACAGCCTCGGCAATGAAGCTGTTCTCAAGAGGTATACAGTTCTTGTTCATAAGATACATGATATTCTCAAGTGCAATACCATACTTAGCACCGACAGCGATATCATATGAATCTATAAGTGAACACAGCTCAAAGATGCAGTCTCTATAAGAACCATCTTCTCTACGACATTCTCTGACAATCTTATCAAGATTGAATCTCTTTGAGAGTTTATCATGGTTATCTATGACACGATCACATTGCTGATTCTTTTGAACACACTCGATCATTCTATTATAGCACTCTTCAACCATTTTCTCCTTAGGAGTCTTCTCTTCCTGTCCTTCTTCTCCTTCTGGAGTATTCTTCTTGACAGCTTCATCCTTACGCTGATTGAACATGTCATACTTATACTTACGGTTAGGGTGAAGAGTATTAACGTGGTGACCCTTATTCTCAAGGTCACGGGTAGTTACAGTAGCATTAGCATGTGTCTGCTTTTCGATCTTAGTGTTTGCTATCTTATGCTTACCCATCTTGTAGTTGTTAAGATGACGAAGAGCTTTACCGTCACGAACCTTGTGAAGTATTTTGCCTTCTATAAGTTCTGAAGCATTCTTGATGTGGGAAGGCGAGTCATTGTCGCATATCAGCTGGAATAGTTCAAGAACTTCCTGAAAAGCAACAGATTCATCTCTAGATAGTCCTCTCCAGTTCTCAAGGACTATCTTAGCATTGTTGTAAGAGTATTGACTCTTAACGTGTCTGAACAGGGTCTTGATGTTCACGCTAGCGGGAGTCTCCGAGATGATACGGAGATTGTTACTACGCTCTTTGATATCCCTGGCAGTAAGTTTAGGCATCACGATTCCTCCTTTTTGGTATTGAATTTATTATAAAGTTGACTCTGAACGGATTGAGTTGGGAGCGATTGTAAAGGTGAGAAAGTAGAGTTGTATACTATTGTAGTGTAGGAATACAAAATCTCTTCCATCTTGAAAGGAGAATGGATATGTTAAACACAAATATCATAAACACTTTCGCCGACTCAGCAAACCCAGAGATTGCAGATAAGCTTAGCGAAGTGCTGAAGAAGCATCTTACTAAGATAAACGATCTCACAACTGAAGCTATGAAAGCTTCATTAGACGAACCAGATCCTGAGAAGTCTCTCAAGACCCTCCAGCTTAAGAAGAAAGACGCAAATAAAGAAATCATAAACCTCTACAATCTTCTCATCGATCTTTACAAGAGTGATAAGTTTATAGCTTCAGCAGGAGCTGATAAATGTAAAGAAAGAATAGAGTACTTTGAGGAAAGCATCAGAAGAATGAATGAAGAAATAGAGGGAACCCACTAAGGGTTCCCTCATATCTCTGTATCACGTTGTACTTTCTTTTTAGTTATCTGAAGCGTCATGAGGACGTCTCATGCTCTCTTCGGCTCTCTTTGCGTCGTTCCATGTAACTACATCGCCGACAAGATAGCCCGTTATTCGTCTGATTCTCTCGAATCTAATATGGTCTTCTGATTCCTTACGTCCACAGCATGGACAAGTATCACCGATGATACCTGTGTAACCACATACAGGGTCTCTATCTACAGGATGGTTGATAGCACCGTAGCCGATTCCCTGATCATGCATGCAACGTACTACCTTTTCGATAGAAGTTACATTCTCTGATGTGTCTCCGTCGAACTCGATGTATGTGATATGACCAGCATTAGTAAGCTCATGGAAAGGAGCTTCAAGCTTGATCTTGTCGTATGCAGAGATCTTGAAGTTTACAGGAATGTGGAATGAGTTAGTATAGAACTCCTTATCTGTTACTCCTTCGATAACACCGAACTTCTTTCTGTCGATTCTAAGGAATCTACCACAAAGTCCTTCTGCAGGAGTAGCAAGAAGTGAGAAGTTAAGTCCAGTCTCTTCAGCCATCTGATCTGTTATGTTTCGCATGAACTTGACGATGTTGATAGCTTTCTGTTCATACTCCTCACCTTCACCATGATGGTGTCCATACAGACACTTCATAGCTTCAGCGATACCAATGAATCCTATAGAGAGTGTACCGTTCTTGATAACTTCTCTCACCTCATCTGTCCACTTGAGTTTATCAGAGCCGATCCATACTCCCTGTCCCATAAGGAATGGGAAGTTATAGACATGTCTCTTAGCCTGAATCTCAAATCTTTCAAGAAGCTGAGACTTAGCAACTTCCATATAGTATCTGAGATCATTGAAGAACTTCTCTTCTGAACCTCCAGACTCTATAGCGAGTCTAGGGAGATTGATAGAGGTGAATGAGAGGTTACCTCTACCATGAGTAATCTCATTGTTAGGATCATAGTGATTACCGATAACTCTTGTACGGCAGTTATGTGATACAATACCAGAGACATCGAATCTATCAGATGCAGTCTCTACATCATATCCATCTTCCTTCATATCAAGAACTGAATACTCTACGACTTCTGAAGAGTTGAGTGTAGTCATGAAGTCTGATCCATCCCAATACTCAGAATCGAATACCACGTTAGCAGGTCCCACTACAGCGATCTTATCGCCGATTTCGATATCTGCTACTGGTGTTCTTACAAATGTCTTGTCTTCTGTCTTAGACAGTACAGGAAGCGGATGGTCATCTGTAGCAGTAATGATTCTTCCGTTAGCAAGTTTGATTCGAACCCAGTTAGTCATCTTAGGAGTAACCATTACCTTTCTACAAGGAACGAATCCTCCACTGGATGTATCATAGATATCAACGTCGCCGTCGACATCGATGTATTTAGAGATTCCGAATGTCTCAATCTTGAAATGAGCAGAGAGCTTCTCATACATCTTCTTGAATGTATGCTTGTACTCTTTATTATTGTAACGATAGTATACTTCATGGTCTCCTGTAACAGATCCCATGTAAGCTATCTCTGTTTCAGGACGTCCCTCAACATAGTACTGTTTGTTGAATGGAGCATCGATGAATGAGAAGTTAGGGAAGAGTCTACGAGATGTAACCTCACAAGCCTGCTTGAAGAGGTCGTAGTTAGGATCTTCCTTATTGTAGTTGATTCCCTCTTTTACCTTGAAGATAACGATTGGGAAGATAGCAGTCTCTCCATGTCCAAGACCTTCATTCATAGCCTTGAGGAGATTCTTGGTAACCATTCTTCCTGCAGGAGAAGTGTCAGTTCCAAGATTTACACTAGAGAAAGGTCAGTTGTGTTATCGTATAGGCTTTTTATCCTATACTTCTGGAGGTCACCCTCATACGATTTACTAAGAATCGATACGTCTGTCAATTCAGACCAGCTCAGCGTACATTTCTACCCTCGTCATTACGTTAGGACCACGGGGCGCAACTCCCGTAGCAATGCCCTATAGACATTGTATCGGATACTCTTGGTGGGATTATATTCCTCTCGGTGTTGAGGTTTCACCCACTACGCGTTACGATACTGATACTTGTTAGAGTATCAGTTATCTCGGTATTAACTTACACGATCATGTTTTCTTCTCTAAAGAAAGATTCGAATCTTGTTTTCTTTCTATGTAAGAAGATGGTTGCATTAGTGTAGATGTAATTGTAGAATCTTACTATATCATCTTTACGTCGAAGTCTGATCGATCTGAGCCATGGTGTGTTCTTTTGGTTGTTGTAGGAAAATGAAGACACACCTATTAAATTGGTATATATCCAGGTTAGATCATCCATGACATTTGGCCATGCCACAATATCAATACAACCTCTTTGGCTATTACATACTTTTCTTTCTGGATGAGTTAGTCCGTAAGAGAAACTTCCATCTCCATCGAAGTATCCTCTTAGGAGATGTGGTATCAATGTATATGGTAACAATGGTAGTTCCCTAAACATTTTGCCTACGCACATTCCGTAATTGTCTAGATCGTTAGCCATGATATAGCTATAGATAGAAGCTTGATAGCACACACTGTATTCTTCTCCAGCATCTGAACGATGTTTTACTTGCCTAAGTATTTGATTTGGAGAATTGATAGCATTAGCAAAGTATTCTACCATATATCTATCTTGTTCTTGCAAGGACAATGCTATCTTTGGGCATTTAGAGCCTCCTTTTGTATCATAGGAGACACAACCGTCTGCTATAAGTAGTCCTAATAGATAAGCTTGCTCTTCAGTTCTTATCAATGAGAAGTAATCTTCTATAGCATCTCTATTGTGGATCTGTTGCTTGGTATGCATATCGACATTCTGTGCCTTAAGTATCCTTCGTATTGTTTCAGAACAATATGGATACATTTCAGACATCTCTTGTAGTGAGTATGGATAGCTACGGTATCTGTTAATTATCTCTTCTTTGATATATCTTGGTATTTTCATCAGAATCCCTCCTTTCTTGTAAAGTTATGATACGTGTAAGTCTTCACCGATATTACCCGAGCTCTGTATAAGGTTTCCCTTATACTAGGCAACTTTCTTTACCTGTGCGCCTGCTCTGGAGTGCATTGTATTGAGATTGTGTACAAATGCTTCCATAGCCTGATGTGTTTCTTTGTCAGTGTCTTTGTATGCATTATCCAATGAAGTCTGAATAGTCTTATCGAGATAGGATACTACATTGACGTCATCGCTAGACACAATATTATTCTCCTCAAGCTTCTTAGCTATCTCATAGATGGCTTTATGAGTAATAGGAGTCATCTTTGTGCTGAGTTGTCCTCTGAGACTTTCAAGTATGAAGTTCTCCATCTCTGGCATTAACTCGTCTAACTTCTTTCGTGCTTCCCCTCCAGGAGTTATGTAGTACGAGAATGCGAAGTCGAAGAGCTTGCTGAAGTTATCCTTGAAATGCTTTGCAAAACTCTTATCTACATACTTAGCGAGACCGTAGTCGAGGTTAGGAATGCTCTGTCCGCCGTGACAGTCATTCTGGTCACTCTGTATAGCTATAGCAGCCAATGCAGCTGCTGACAGTATAGTAGCAGGTTCTCTAAGGTATCCATGGCCAGTATTGAAACCACCCTCGAGGATCTTCTTAGCGTCGATCTGGCAGCAAGTAACAGTGAGGTCATAGAAGTCAAGATCATGTATATGTATATGACCATCTCTATGAGCTGTAGCTGCTGTGCGATTGATACGATTGTCAAGATAATACTCCTTAGATACATTAGCTCCAATCTGAAGCATAGTACCCATAGCAGTATCGCCGTTTACATTGGCATTATCACGTTTAAGATTGCTGTCTTCAGAGCTCTTACCGAGGATCTCTTCCATACACTCAGCAGTCTTGTTACGAGTGTTACGGATCTCGTCACGCTTCTTACGATAGAGGATATACTCTTTTGCTGTATCAGCATATCCTTTCTTGATAAGAACCCGTTCAACAAGATCCTGTATGCGTTCTACATGTATCCTTCCAGGTTCATGGTTAAGGAAAGTGTCTACCTCATCTATTACAGCGTCAACAACTTCGTTGTTCTTAGCGCTATACATGGGGTCTTTGGTTGGGTCGAATGATTGATGAGATGCTTTCACTGCTTTGGTAACAGCAACAGAGATATTCACCCTATTGAAGGGAACTACCTTACCGTCACGTTTTTCAACAGTGACATTCTCAAGATTCTTTGTCATGCTAGAATTCCTCCTTTAATTATATTATAAGAGGGTTGTGGGCCCTGTTATTGCTTACTGAATAGAAGTCCTTGACTTGTCAATGCCTTTATCAATGATACGCTGATCATTCAGGTAGAGAGTATCGATGTAAATGACTATGCTCGTAATAAGTTTAGGAGGATAACCCTTTACCGAGAGCATCATAGTCTTCCAATTCATCTCAGTCTCAAGGAAATCGTCATCACAATAGACTCTGATATCCATAAAGACTTCTGGTGATATGAAACGATTCTTGTGTTTGTTGATGAACTTGAGAAGTTCTCCTTCAAACAACTCTCCCATATTAATCTCGAATGGTCCTGGTGCATCAGCCTGGTAGTCGGACTCTATATACTTTAACCATCCTCTTTCGTTCATATCTGGTGGTGGAGTTCCCTGCTTGAATGCTATCATGAGAGCTCCATCTATAGCGTATGCTGACTTGGTTTGAGTAGAATATATCTGTTGTGTCTTGGTATGATATACATAAAGCTGCATACCAGGGAAACGAACGTTGATATTCATCTCTATACCGAAGTCTGAGAGAAGATGTCCTGTTCTATTACCGTCATCTTTAGAGATAGATTCAAAACCTACTCTTACGGGGAGATCGTCCATACGTACATAGTAGTCTTCTCTACCTGTCATATTATTAAACCTGAAGAGAATCGGCAAAAAAGAATGCTGATTGAGCCATGTAAGGAACTCTATAGGGTTCTTGATTCTGGCATTCTCGCAGTCTATCTTGAAACCAGCATCTGATGCCACGCTCAGCATCAGACTGTAAGGAATAAGATAGTCGTTAGTAGCGTCTCTGGTCTCCGAAAGACCAATTCTGAAAGCAAGTTTCATGAACTTGAAAAGGTCAAGTTGCTTAGCCCTAGTAGGACACTTGATTCTAAAGGTAAAGTTCATGAGTTCCATTTCCATCTTCATCATTAAGTAACGATGATTGATTGGATCTTGGATGAATGAACGGTCTATAGGAGTAGTATTTACAAACATCTCCAGACCAAAGAGATTAGTATCGATCATTGAACGGTCATACGTGTCGTCCAATTGACATGACATAGTACATGTACATGTGTCATCGCTTCCTTTAACGATAACTTTGTCCTTAGGAAGTCTTACGGTCTCACCAAAGACATTACTTCCGTCGACAAAAAAGTAAGAGAAGAAGTCCTTAGGGAACTTTTCGAGAAACCACTTCTTCACATACTCTATACACACGGCATAGTTGTGAGACAGTGGAGCTACAGTACAGTAGTGATTCAGAATGTCCTCTTGTATATACCTATGGAACTGTACAGGAGTGTATCTATGTGACATATACAACTCTCCTTTCTAGTAAAAATAAACTGGTGGTTTTACTCAGATGTTCGAGCTCTACCACCAGTCATTTTTCTTACTTCTGCTGTTTATTCATAAGAGCACAATACTCTTCAAATCCTATCAGACGTTCAAAGTCGTCGTCTGAAGGCTGCCATGGAACAACCTTCTCCGACTCCATATACGAAACTATGGCTATGAACTTCTGTCCAGGGAGTGTCTGAGGATCCTCTTCTGTGTTGTAGCTTTCATCGTAGCATTTTAACGTATAGAAAAGGATTCCACAACCCATGTAGTCCTGCATTACATTAATGACTTCACACAAAGCTTTGCAGGTTTCTCCAGTATAAGGGTTGATGGTATTGCGATCGTAGTAGGTGACAAGATCGCCCATCTTAAGCATGATAGGTGTTCTGTCATTTCCCTTCTGTATAACGCTTTTGGATGCGTTACGTACAAACTGCTGAGGGTTTATATTATTATACATAAAAATCACTCTTTCTTGCTCGGTTTAGTGCTCTCTTTCTCTCGAGCTCTGTTATGTCTTCCGATGCATTCACATCATCGATGGAAACGTTCTCCTGACGATCTATACCACGTATGATACCAGAAGCGACGATATCGAGGTTGCGAGCACTTGCATCCTCTATTATCATCTTGACTATTTCTACAGAGTTAGGACCTGTAAGATACTGGTTCTCTCTGTGATCTTCTGCCTCGAAGTACTCTATCGAGTACTCGTATGGCCCATGCATATAGATAATCTTTGATGAGTTCTTATCCTGCTCAAAGATTGTTATCTTACTGAATTTTATGATATATCCCGAGTTCAGCAAGATGGTCGTATTTGTTCCGTCAACAGTCTGAGGATGTAAGGTCGGATAGTTGGCAGAGACAATCTTATCGATTTCGTTCATATCATAACACCACCTTTCCATCGATTTTGTCAAAGGTGTAGTCGTAGAGGTCTTTGAACTCTCCATACTCACCAGCAAATTCGCCAGAGTTCTCCTTAACAGTGATCAATACGTCATCGATTGAACCTGTTTCGGTTGTGGTGTCACAGAAGTTATCGTTATACACATACTTCTTAGCAGCCAAGATTGCAGCTTCTTCAGAGTCTTTTGCCTTGACCTTTACTGTGTGATGTATAACTTCTTCAATACAAACATCGAATTCCTCCTCGTCTTCATGGAGGAAATCTGAGATTGTCATGAACTCCTGATCTTCTGGAGCATCATGTTGGTTTTCACAATCCCAAAGTTTGTCGTACATATCCTGTCTCTCTTCACCATTGAGAGAATAGTATATGTCTTTTGGTGTTTCGGTAGTCTTTCTTGTGTCTGATAAGATATCTTCTTTTGCTAACAGAGACCCGCATCTATTAACTATAACCTTATCTTCGATTGTTGCAGGCATATCTGGGTCTGCATCACATCCCCTAACGGCAAAGTAATGTGTGCCTTCTGGAAGGAACTTGTAGAGTTCGTTGAACTCTCTTCCTGTCGTCATAAGGACTTTCTTATCGAGTACATTCTTCGCTAAGAACTCTTCGGTAAAGATTCTTCTCTCGTCCTCTTCAGTAGGCTCTGTATAGCCGCTTTCTGTGTAATCAAACTTATTCATGGTTTTCCTCCTGTTCATTTTCGAGTATGACTATCTGTCTGTTTACTTCGTCTAAACGTTCTTTGAGTTGATCCTGAGATGATGGATGCCTACATTCCTCCATCATTATCTCCAACTCTTCTCTTGCGATATAGAGTCTTGCGAGATCGTCCATACTCATTCTCCTTCTTCTGAAGTTGTGGTGGGTATTCTTCTGATTATGAGATGCTTGTACTGAAGCTTATCATCTGCATCATATGATACGATATATGAAGCTACCAGATTTCCAGCATCGTCTGTAGAGTATCCTCTTTCGATGATTATCTTAGGGAGTCCCCTAGTTTCGTCTTCCCATGCGGAGAATGCTATATCTCCTATTCTTGAGAAGACTTCTGATCTTGTTCCTCTAAGAATCTCTTCGATTCCTTCATAGAGGACATAAGTGTAGTTGTCCATCTTTTGAACCTCCTTTATTTTAGATTGCCAGGAAGTCGAAACGACTTCCTGACTCATCTATAATATATAACTTCTTAGAACTTTGATATAGCACCACTATTGATGGTGACGACATCCCAACTCTTACCAAGATTACTGTTGGTTGCTCTACCAGTAGAACGATCTATAATCGTTTCGGCGATAAGCTCCTGATTGGGTCTTGGATAGTTTGGAACTGATTGACCAGTGGTTGTGTCGATTACATCGAATGATGCAGCACCAGTAGAATCGTCAAGTACTACAACCTCTTTGATATTGGGATTGTGCTCAAGTATCATACGATTCTGTTCTGGTGATATAGTCTGCATGTAGTTACCATAGCCAGCGTCAACGATATCTCCAGAAGGAGTTATCACTGTACCAGAACCCATCATGCCAGGATTAGCTATAGTGTTCTGAGATGTCTGCTGCAGGAATGGAGGAAGGTTACCAGTGTTGATAGGAGTATTGATGTATGCATTATACATTGCTGCCATACTTCTATCATCGTCTTCAGCCATCTGAAGTTCCTTTGTAGCTTGGTAACGCTTCATCTCAAGTTCATGAGACTTAGTTGTTACTGCATTGAGTTCCTTGATGGCAGTAAGCTTGTTTCCAAGAACACCGCAGATAGATTCGCCGAGATTGCTGATATATGTATATCTGCCTTTCATCTGCTTATTGCTTCTGATAGACTCAAACTCTTTCATGAGTTCGATAGCCATGACATCCATCTGCTGAATTGTGCCACGAATCATACCTACACCTTCAGCGTAGGTCATTTCGTAAGGTTCGTTTGATGTACAGAGAGGAGTATAAGGCTGTCCCTTAGGATTTTCAACTGGAACTGAAACTGTTTGTGGAACTGGAAGAGCTACTGCACTAGCAGTCTGCTGTTCTTCAGGTTTCTTTTTTGGAGGACGTCCTCTCTTCTTTTTGCCAGGTTCTGTTGTTGATTGTGACGTTGTACTTGTATTAGCCTCGTCAACTTCAACGTCAATGATTGAATTACCCTGATAGGGTTTAACAGATTCAAACATGAATCGTACCTCCTTCGGTTAATTTTTATAAGAGTGTTAGCTGTATCAGAACATAATGGTAAGGAAGCATTAAAACGGGTGGTGTTTCCTTTCATGGTGTCATAGTCCTCCTAACTAATGAATCGGCTATTCATTAGCGACAACAACTGACCTCTCTGGAATGCTGGTAGGGATCTTCCCTACCAGTCGTTCTTGCGTCTTTTGTAGACTATAAAACCCTCTCCAACCATTAAATAATCAAAGTAATCGTACGTGTTTGGGACGATTACGGAAAAGGAGGAATCACAATGATACAGATAGGAAACTATCCTTTGCAGTACGATTTATCGTTATTGCAGACAATCTACCACAGACCAAAAAGAAACAAGAATACTCATACGGACATCCCAGATTCAATGGACCTTGTTATTAAGGACAATGTGACTGGAGAGAAGTTCGTAGAGACAATAGAAAATCCCGAATACACTTGGTACAGAATAAAGAACGACGTGTTCGTTGACTACAATCTCGCTTTCATAGAGAAAGAGAAGTGTGATGCGATCACTGTTCCATACAGAAAACTTCTTAGAAGTATAGCAGAAGCAACTGGTAATGAGACATTCTTTGATGCTAATGCTGACAATGGAGACTACAAGAACAATCAGAGACTTCACGAGCATGTAAGAGTTATGGGTTCAGATATGAACATCGAAGACTTCTACAGGTTTCAGTTCGGTGAGTCTTATAAGAATGCCTTTGGTCCTATAAACAAGAGCTATCTCGATATTGAGGTTGACTCAAGAACTGCGAAGGGAGACTTCGTAGAACCAGGTGAGTGTCCAATCAATGCGGTGACATTCATAGACGATAGAACTCAGACAGTGTTCACCTTACTTCTTAGGGATCCATATAATCCCTTATGCCTGGAGTTCGAGAAGTTATTGAACAGTGGTAAGTTCGAAGCTATAGCGAGAGACTTTGTTATCAATGCTGTAGGTGGAATGGAGAAAGCTAAGAAGTATCGTGTAGATACTCTTCAGTTCTCGACAGCTATGTATACTGATGAGAAGGAGTTAATCAAGACCCTGTTCAATGTCATTAACAAACTCGAACCAGACTTCTTATTGGCATGGAACATGGCGTTCGATATCCCATACATCATCGAGAGATGTAAGAAGTTAGAGATGAAGCCAGAAAAGGTAATGTGTCATCCAGACTTCAAGTACAAAGAAGTCAGCTACTTCATAGATGACAAGAACTACAATGAGTTTGCTGAGAGAAATGACTTCTGTAAGATAAGCAGTAAGACTGTATATCTTGACCAGTTAATTCACTTCGCTAGTAGACGTAAGGGACGTTCAGCAATCCCTAACTTCAGACTTGACAGTATAGCAGAGATGACAGTAGGTTTCGGTAAGCTTGACTACCATCACATCTGCGAGAAGCTTGAAGATCTTCCGCAGAAGGATTACTTAACATTCGTGTTATACAATATCATGGACGTTATCTCACAGTACTGTATCGAGAACAAGGTGAACGATGTAGGTAATGCATATAACAACGTTCTTCTGAACAACACTCGTATCAGTAAGATATATCGTCAGACAGTATATCTGAAGAACAGAGCCTTCAAGTCATACTGGAGACAGGGCTTCGTAATGGGCAACAATACCAACAAGAACAACACCAAGACGAAGTTCCCAGGTGCTTGGGTATCAGATCCTACAAAGCTCGGACCTTACTCCAAGATGATAGTAAACGGCAAGCCTATCATGGTATTCAGAAATCTGAACGACTATGACTACAAGAGCCTTTATCCGTCTATCACATCAGAACTCAATCTTGCGGCTAACACAATCATTGCTCGTATCATTATACCAACTCAGGTATATAAGAACGAGAATAGATTTGCGAGAGAGGAATACAAGTACAAGAGAGAAGGACAGTTCCTTGAGGATTATCAGTCTCATCAGTGGCTTGAGTTCTATCATAGGTGGTTCCACCTTGCGTCATATGAAGAGATGTATGATGATGTAGTAACCTACTTCTCAGATATTGTACATCCAAGAGGTAAACTTGATCTCCATTGTACAGAGGGTGTATATCTGTTCTACAAAGTGCCCAACAGTAATACTCAAACTTCACCATTCGTTCCGATATGGGAACAGAAGATGATGGACAAGAAGACTGAGTATCCGCATGTACAGTTCCCATTCGATGACGAAGTCAGAACTTTCTCAGAGTTCTATAATAAGATAGAGTCTAGAGAAGAGAATTGTTATAGTAGAGAGGTAGTAGCAGTATGATTAACACAATACTTGAGGCTATGAAAGTCGTTATAGCCTTAATGAAAGGTAAACCAGGAGACGCATTATACTTCCATAAAGACACCAAGAGTGGAGAGATGTATGCATACCTTATAGTGGGTAACAACTACATTCGTTACACTAGAGATGCACTCATACCAGAATTCGAATCGTTTAATGAAGAGATCTTTCTGGTGAATGTATTAGCATCGTTAGACCAAATCCAGGATGTAGCTGAAAGAGAAAAGGCATTCTTCAACTGTTATATACATGGTAAGGGTTTGTTAGTATTCGGAAAGACTTCTGTATCAGACTATGTGGCAGACGCTCGTTATCGTGACTTAATGTCGACTATAGGCGCAATGTTCAAGTATATGAGTAACGAGTGTACTTTGTCAGCTTATAAAGACTTCCATACCACACCACAATGGGATCTTTATACTAGTCTGAAAGCATCTGATGGTGCTAAGTATGTAAATATAGATGGCAAGTATACGATGTACTTGTTCAGTGGTGTAATACCAACAACGAAGAACGATCATGTCGACCTCTTCGTCTTAGACAATCCCAACTATAATTTCTTCATGTCGAACTTTGAGGTTACTAAGTGGAAGATAACCAAGAAAGAGACCAAGAGACTTTATACGTACAACTGTATTGTCTGCTTCTTTAGAATTTGAAAGTTATGAGAGATTAGTCCCAGAGAGGTCTACTCTCTGGGCTATTCTTTGTTACTCGAAACATTATAGTAACTTGAAAGGAGGAGTTATAATGGCTTCAAACCAAAAGCAGCGTGAACGCAAAGTTGCTTCTGCTAATCGTAAAGCTAATCGTTTGGCTTCATTCGTACAGACAAATATTGATAAGCTCTACCAAAGCATATACTATACACAGCCCTCTAACAAACATGACCTCGATATTATAAAGTCTAAACTGGATGCTTCTATAGATGGTATAGTAAGCTCAAACAAGGCTCAGACTGGTCAGGGTAACTTAAGTGCTCTATACAATAGAGCTATGAGACAGCAATCCAACAACCCAGAAGCTATCAAGATGAGAGATATGAACAAAGACCTTGAGTCTCTACTCAATGATACTAATATACTTGATACTGGTATTCTGGGTTTCATGAACGATACTACTACCGTAGCTGATTACGATGCTAAGATAGATACTATCGTAAAGTACATGCCTAAACTGAAAGAAGCGTTAGATACTAGAAAGGACAATGTCCTTTCTGCTGATCACTTCAGTAAGGACTTCATCAATGTAACTAATACTACAGTTGCTGGTGTACAAGCATCAGTACAGGAGCATATCAAAGAAATCAAAGAGAGATATAACTTCATCGATATCGCTGGAGAGATCTATGACAATGCTTCTAAGTATGGCGAACAGTTCGTCTATATAGTTCCTGCTAAGAAGGCTATAGCTAAACTTCTTGCTAACAAGAACAAGCCTGGCATCAGAGGTGACATTGACATTCATGAGCATTGTATAATCTCTGAGTCTGGTGACTTTAGTAGAGAGAAGTTCGAAGCTGATATGAAAAGCTATGGACTTAAGCAGGAAGACTTCGGAGATATAGATAAGGTAGAAATTGAGTTCAACCGTTCTGGTCTCCTCACTGAGACAGTAGAGAATGAATACAAGTTCTACAAGGAGATAGGAGCAATCAACGAGATGGCTCTTAGTGATCCAGTAGGACACGTTATCAATGAAGCTACTGAGAAGAAGGTTACTGATCCTGAAGGAGATAGAATCAAGAATGCTCCAGATATCTCTAACTTCGATACTGGTAAGAAGGCTAAGCCTAGTAATAAGACTAAGTTCGACGATACAGTAAAGGATGATCTTAAGTTCGACAACTTCGACTACAGAGGCACTGAGGGACTTATAACTGATCAGAAGCGCTCTAATAAAGGAGACGTGGTTGATGTCCCAGGTAGCATCGTAAAACTCCTGGATCGTGAACACATCATTCCTATCTACATCGAAACACACTGTTTCGGATACTACTATATCGAGACTGACTACAGATATGATCCTATGAGAGACTATGACAGGATGCAGGATCCTACTATGTCACTCAAGGGTTCTAACTCTATTCTCTCTACCAACTCAGTTACAGATGCTACAGGTAGACAGAACAATATCACACGATTCCTTTCTTCTCAGATAGCTCAGTATATTGACGCTAACTTCGTCAATGCTAACCAGGATCTGAGAGATGAGATCTACATGATACTGAAGAACAACGATATGGAGAACGGCCATAAGCTCAGTAAGGTAAAGGTTACATTCATACCTCCTGAGGATATGGAGCATGTCTACTTCAGAATGAACAAGAAGACTCATAGAGGTATATCAGATCTCCATGAGGCTCTCTTCCCTGCAACTCTCTACTCTGCAATGTATATCACTAACTGCATCATGACAATGACACGCTCTCAGGATAAGAGAGTGTACTATGTCAAGCAGAACGTGGATACAAACATCTCGAAGACCCTTCTGAATACTATCAACCAGATCAAGAAGGGTAACATGAACATTCGACAGATTGAGAATATCAACCACATTCTCAATATCACTGGTCGATTCAATGACTACATCATTCCTAGAAACTCATCAGGTGAATCTCCTATAGACTTTGAGGTTATGCAGGGTCAACAGATAGAATTCAAGACAGAACTGATGACAGTACTGGAAGAGATGGCAATCAACTCTACAGATGTACCACTTGAGATGATTCAGATGAGACAGTCTGTTGAGTATGCTACACAGCTTACTATGACATCCAGTAAGTTCCTCAGAAAGGTATATAACCGTCAGGCTAAGTACCAGAAGAATCTTACTAGAATCTTCGCTAAGCTTTACAAGAATGAGTATCAGGATGATGATGTTTGTCTTGAGGTTACATTACCACCTCCGATGTTCCTTAACATCACCAATACTAACCAGATGGTTACAAACGTTCAGGACTATGCAAACAGCATAGCTGAAATAGAACTGGCTGAGGAAGATGATGAAATGGTTAAACGTCTTGCTGTAAAGGCGTTAACACTTCACTTCTTAGGATCATATCTCGATCTCCCAGCAATAGAAGATGTAATCACAAGAGCAAAACAAGAAGCATCAAAGCTTAAAAATAACGAAGAAGAGTAAAAGAAAGAAGAGACGGACTGGGAATAATCCCAGTCCGAATCTTTTGTTGTGATCATTGGAACGATTTTACTGTCCCTGTCCCTGTGTCGGTTTGTAAGTGAGATCAGCTTTAAGGATATGCTCTGATGTACCAACAGCCTTAACCTGCTGTGAATAGATACCATCGCTTCTTCCGAGTCCATAGTTTGAACCTTTGGTCTCGTCGAATACTGAACCAATCTTGCCGACTGAGTTTGTATCTCTCTGAGTGAATGCTTCTGTAACAACACCGTTAGCGTCAGTCCATGATGTAGCACCAACTGCATAAGGATTGCTATTATCATTACCAGTACTGCTGGTATTAGCGTTAAGACCGAGGTTCTCATTAACTCTCTTAAGAGCTTCGTATGTGAAGTTAGTAGAGTCAACAATGAGACGGCTACCAGTTGTGTTGCGAGGATTACGCATAGCGAGAAGCATTCTCTGAGCAGCGAGTGATACCTGATCGTTGTTGATGAAGAATCCGTTGAAGGACATTGAGAGTTCACCCCAACCGATTTCACCCTTTTCGCCGTCGTAGAGTGTGCTGAACTCAGCTGTTGTAGGCTGTGCAGCACAGATAAGGAATGCCTTTTCGATCTTAGTTACTGTATTGTCAGTAAGGAAGTACATGAAGCTGAATACCTCACGGTGCGGTCCAGGATCCTTACCTGACTCAGTTGCAGGACCAGTACCGAATGTATACCAGTCGATAAGACCGTGGTATGTCTTAGCCTGTGTATCCTTATCCTTGATACCTGTAAGATAAAGCTCGTTGAACTTTGTCATTACAGAACCAGAACGCTCATAGAATCTCATGGTGAACGTTGTAGAAGCACCCTGAGTTACTCTGTTGATGAGCTGAATAGATCTGATACCATTGCTGATTTCGCCGTTAGGTTCGCCAGTGATGTTTTCGATGTTGTCAATACCCTTGAAGTCGTGCTCTAAGATATGAACGTAGTTTCCTACGATAGTCTTCATCTCATCGCTGTTTTCAGCGAGTTCACGCATGAAGTCAGGGACGCTGATTACTACGAGCCAAGGATAGCCTTTCTCATAGAGGTCGAACTGCTCGAGCTGTGAGAAGTCAGTAACACCTCTCATGAGGTTGTACTCAAGAAGGTTACGGGGAGTTTTAAGACCCTTGAAAATCTGCTGACCAACACCAGTTTGTGTGCTCTGAACGTTGCTAGTATCTGCCATAATCTATTCCTCCCTTCTTATACTGTAGTCACATCGCTACTCAGTGTTGAGTAGTTGAGTGCTGTGATTGTGAAGATTTCTGCCTGTGCAAACGGTCTGAATACAACTTCGATAGCTGCATAGTAGATCTTGTTTGCTACAGAGTTCTCATCCTGAACGTACTTGAATCTCAGAGCAGCGAACTTAGAACGGAATACCTTGAGGACTTCCTCTACTGAACGCTGGTAAGTAGACAGGTCGTTGTTATCGATGAACTTGTATCTTGAAGCAGGGCAAGCCTTTCTTACAGCCTGCATTACCTGATGAACAAGCATGATATTGTTGATGTATGAGAAGTCTGAATCCTTAGGGCTGAGTGTGAACTCGGTATCCATAGTGAAGACTCCGTTGTAGTATGAGCCGTAGTTGACCTTGAGGTCTGTCATCTTCTGTTTCTCATTAACGATTGTCTCATCGTCTGAAGGATAAGTATCGCCGATGTATGAACGTGATGTCATTGCAGAAGAAGGATAGATCTTAGGAATGTAGTTTATAGTACCCTCGATGAATTCAGGAAGTACGATGCCATATCCCTGACCAGCGAACGGACGACCAACACCATTGATGAAGTGGCTAACCATCAGTCTTGACAGTCCATATGTAGCTGTAACAGTGATCTGCTTGTTTGAATAAGGATCACGGATATCACCGTAGATCGAAGTAACAGAGCAGTTACGATCATGAATATAGTAGTTTGTTGCTTCCTCATCAGGCGGGAACTCGTTTTCGTCGTCGACTACATTGATAAGAGTATTAACGTCGTCGTAAGTCTTAACGTCTGAGTTAAGATCGAGGTAAACGAAGAAGTCACCTCTGTATGCAGCAAGCTTCTGGATAGCGAGCTTAACCTTCTTGTCGTAGTTAGCATCGAACACGCAGTTCGGGAACCATACGTCAAGATTGAAGATGTCTCTGTCGAACTGACCGTTGAAGAACTTTCTGTACTGATTCTGGTAAGAGAGATCCCATGAGTACTCCTGAACTGTAATAGTTGCGTCGTACTTATAGAGAGTATCAACAGCCTGTGCTCTTGTCAGCTCAGCTGAGATATAGTAGTATCCGCCGCCAGTAGAAGCTACCTTGAGCTTTGTAGCAGATGAGTGTTCTTCAGGATTCTGAGCATCAACAACAAAATCAGCACCGCTGAAGTTGATATTAAGGCCAGCAAGCTTCAGAAGATTGATAGCAGCATCACACTTGTCGTGAGTTGCTTCTGTTTCTCCTGTTACCATGAAACCGAGGTTTACCTTAGAGCCAGCAGCTATTGTAGTAACAGCTGTACCAGTACTGTCATATACCTGAGCAGTAGCGCCGAGAGCAGCCTTAGAAGTGATTGTAGTAGTATATACTGTATTATCAATTACACCGTCGTCACCATAACGAAGATTCTCGAAGATGTTTTGCTTTGAACGAGTCTTGTAGTTATAGTAGTAGTAAGTGATATCAGCATCGCCGCTATCGAGGTTGTTAGCAGTAGAATTACTTACACAGTAGAGATCTGATGTAGCACCTCTTGTAACACGGTTGTCAACAAGAGTAGTACCAGAGAGATCATAACCGAAGAGACAGTCTGCATCATCGAAGAGATACTCGTTGTTGATACTGAGCTCATCGTTGATTAACTGCAGGAGCTTGTCATAAGAATCGTAATAGTACTTAACCTTGATCTGGTCAGACTTCAGATTAACTGCAGATTCGATATCGAAAGTATAACCAGTGTTAGTGTTTCTTGAGTAGGGGTTAACAGTAAATGCATATGTTTCAAGTGTTCTTCCTGTTACAGAATCAGAAACCTTGAGAGTATATACTGCCTTGCCGATAGACTTAGATGTGTTTACATCGAATACGATAGCATAGTTCTTCAGAGAAGCACCACGACCGTTATCGAAGATTGTGAAGAGCGGGAAGAAGTACTCGCCGCCGTTAGCGGCTGCATATACTGTAGAAAGGAACTTTGTCTGAACCAGAGTTTTATCTTCATCTGTAGAAGCTTCAGAGTAATCTGCTGTTACTGTACCAGTACCAGAAGGATCTGCGTAAACTACTTCAGAAGAGTTACCGTTGGCGATTATACCAGCAGTATAGACATTACCAGTCCATGTACCGTTATCGAGAGGAATGTTCTCTGTTGTAGTTCCGTTGGTATACACGCCAACGAGACCAGTGTTCATTTTCAGAGATTCGCCCATCGAAATATCATAGGATATCTTGTCCTTGTGGGTATTATACATGAACTTACCCTCGACGATAGCAGAGTTGTTAGAAGTATTGGTAGTGTCCTTTATCGATGCGATTACAGGACGAAGTACATATTTCTTTGTATCGCCGAATGTAGCATCCTTGATATAGCCGTCTTCGTTCTTAGTGAACCTAACGTCAAGCTGCTTTGAGAGCATAATGCCGACTGTAGCATTAGCAAGTTTAGCGGAGTCAAGAACTGCTCTCTTTGCGATGAGTCTTGCTCCTTCATTGATGTCCATGGAAGCCTGGAGAAGAGGCTGCTTATATGTGTTGAACTTGATCTTGTCCTGCGAACCATAAAGGTTATAGAAACGCTGACCAGCAACAAGAAGCATATCTTCTGGTCCCTTAGGTGCTCTGAAAGTTGTCATGAATACAGGTGCTGAGTTGCTGACCTGCTGAATCGGCACTGCAGCACTAGCTTCAGAATGATCTCTCAGGACAAATTGTGTGCCAGGATATCTTGCCATTAGTTATTCCTCCTTTTAGATTTATAGTAATAATAAGGATTGTCATAATCTAATCTAAAGAATTAGATCTTTATACTGATGTTATAGACGGAGCCAGCTCCGTTGATTAGTCCATCATAATCTTTTCAAGCGGAGATTCACCATTGTTACCGACAACCATTGATGATACAAGAGCCTTATCCCAAGTCTCTGAAGTGAAGGCTGTAAACGGTGATACTTCACGAGGAATGTCTCGTATGTTTACCATACGGTATTCGTTCATGTCCTTTGATCCAGAAAGCCTGAATGGAACTGAAGTGTCGGATGCTGATCTAGCACACTCAGAAACTACGATACCGATAAGCTGAAGGGACACATCATAGCTGTTCTCTGTAAGCTCAATGTTTCTGAGGAAGTACTCCTGAAGCTGATCGTAGGGTATAGTGTTAGGTATGTTTCCATACTGTAAAGCTCTATACCAAGTATCAAGATTTCCACCATCTACAACTACTTCTGAGGATACTACTATCATAGCATCCTTGTTGTACTTGAGAAGACGATAGTCTTGTACATCAGTATTCTTGGTAAGCTTCAATCCTTTCACTATTTCAATGTCATCAGGTTTAGTGACAAACATTGCTGGGAAGTTAAAGTTGTGCAAGCCCGAAGCTGGCTTGCCGTCTTTGTTAAGAATAGCATAGGTACATATACCGAATAATGAGATATACTCACCATTGAAGACAGCCAGCTTAGTATCAAAGAACTTCTCAGGAACATAGAAAACGAACGTTCCTTCGGAGTTGAATGCATAGCCACCATCTTTCTCTTTGATGAAGTTAGGCATTGCCATAGATATCACTCTCCTTTTAATAGATGGTTTGGCTGTATATTATATATGTGTACATGTACATGACCACTTACACTATATTAATGGTCATGCCATGAATCTTATAAAGGAGGAATTCATCATGGAATACAAGATGAAGGGGAGATTGATAACTCCCAAAGAAGAAGAATTGATGAAACAGATCAAAAACACTGATGCGTACGAGAAGATCATCAATGTATCTAATGTCGCAGTCACTGTAGAAGAACGGAGCCATATAGCAGAGATGGCAAGAGATTTCTTAAAGTTCTTCGCTTCTCGTGCTGCTACAATCAACCAAACCGATCAACCGATAGTGAAGAAGCATACGTTGTCGGTAGATGAGTTCAGAAAGAACCCAATTAAACCGCCTAACGTAAACACTATCGAAGTCATCATGACAACGAAAGAATCAATCAAGAAGGGGGTTAATCCATGATTGATGAAGAAGAAATGAAATATGAATCTGTACTCTTTGGAGACAGCTTCATGATAGTAAAGAGAATCTCTGAAGAAGAGTTTCTCAAGTATCTTATCTATCGTTTAGATCCCGAAGAAAATAAACTGGACTCGTGCAAAATGGATCTCGTCGATTTTGGGAAGGTAAATAAGAACAAGAACAAGCTAAACTATGGTTCATCATATGCTGCTGCATATATAGATGAGTTCAAGACTGAGAACATGCCGAAACCAGACACAACTACTATCGAAGTGATTCAGACTACAGACTATGAAAGACTGAACAGGATAGCTGACTATTTCAGCTATTCACATTACCTGATAGATGCGCTCGTATTAGACGCAATGTTAGAGGAAAAGGAGGAGAAGAACAATGATACTGTCATTGGCAAGATTAGTTATAGATGTAGCATACCCTATAACAATCGCATGTATAATAATGATAATAATGAAGACGTTTCAGCTCGTAGATGTCGCTTTAGACATCGTAAATAAGAGTGTACCCAGGAAGGTTACCTCTAAAAGAGCTAAGAAAATCTTCAAGCACCTCAGAGGGTTGCTTGTTGCGTTGATGATAACTGCTATTGTAACCCTGACAGCAGCTATCGATCTCAGATCTGCAGGAGAAGAGATTGAACTGATACACTTATACAGTATAGGAGGAGGACTTGGAAATGGATGTATCTAACTTTTGCGAAGCCATCGGGTATAACAACCCGATGGAATTTACGTCAACCAAAGAGCTGGTTAAGCAGCTTTCTAATAATCTTGTGACTTATACGAGAGGTAAGATAGCTGCTCCATACTTTATTGAGAGTGGTATAGAAGACGTTGGCTCTGTAATACTCTCTAGAGGAGCTCGTTTCCTTTTAGACTATAGAACCAACGAAATCTATGTAGTACATCCAGTACTGAATGTACCATATGGAGATTACATGAGAAAGCTCAAGTCTTTTGTGGACGATATTCGTAAGAACCAGCTTGAAGACTACCTGGTTGGCAATATCGAAAGCTTCACTGGTAATCCAGATGATGTGTTTGCTAAGAAAGCTGGAGTGGAATACGATTACGTATTCCCATCATCAAACAGGCGACTTGTCATCTGGTACAAGAAAGAAAGGAGTGAAAACAATGATAAAGATAGAGCGTGATCACTCTATAGTAACAATCAGATTCGACTGTTATACGATAACATACGATGAATGGTATGTGGCTGAAACAATCACAGTCGAATGTGACTTAGCGAAAGTCAATGAAATCATCGACGGCAAAGAAAGAAGATGGGTGGTACCTGTACTGGAATCAGTATCAGTAGAGTATGGAGAAAGAAAATTTGTACTCTACATCCCGTTTAGAGACGAAAGGATTATGATAGACTGCATCCACCCAGAGCTGTCTACATACGTCATGATGGACAACAGAAATGGCAGTATAGAACTAAACCTCACATCAGGTTTAGGTTTCGTACGCAAATACAGACCGATTTACAAGGAGGAAAATGAAATGAGCAATTGTATCAACAACAACGACAAGTCATCATTCATCAAGAAGGAAGTATTCATAATCATGAACGACAGGATCTTTATGTATCATCTTCCCTTTCATGGACAGGTGATAGAGTATCTTCTGAAGAGTGATGCAGTTTCCCAGCAGATACTGGTATGCTGTGACTACGCTCGTATCAAAGGATCTATCATGGAACAGACTTTCGATGGTTTATCTATCGATGGAAAGCCTCTCCCTGTAGAGGCAGGACACGAGTGTCATGTAATAGGAAGTCTGGAAAGCTCAGCATACGATACAGTCCAGCAGATATACATCGTAGGCTCAGATGGTAAAGAGTTTTTCATTGACACCTATTCGGAAGACATAGGTATAGGGGCTAAAGATGGCAGTGGATGCCATATAAAACTCAAAGACCCTGTAACCAAAGAGATCAAAGACTTCCATGTCAATTACGCTTTCAGTGTAAGCGGCAAACGATTCATCTACCAGTCAGCAAACTAAGGAGGACGATACAATGTATAAAATAGCAATAGCAGAGAGCAATAAGCTCGGAAAGTTGATAGTACAGTGGTTATACACCACATATAGTGTGACGATCCACAAAGTGACGAACTCTCCGTCGCTAGTGCATAATCTTTTCTTTCATTATGAAGAATTCGATGCCAATAAATTCTTCACACATGATGACGAGGTTCAATACAGCATAACAAACAAGAACCTTAGAAGATTAGGAGATGAGACTCACTGTATAGGCTGCGAGTTCTATCTTCTCGAAACTGGAGAGAGATACTATCTCGACTTTGTCAATGAGACAGTCGAAAAACTGACTGAAGAGAAAGAAGCTAAAGAAAAGGAGCAGCCTGAGGAGATGTATATCAACGACAGAGATAAAGGTAAAGTCGTCAGAATCGGCAAGATCACTTATAAGTGCGGCGATGACTTCGATATCTATGATGATGGTATGACCAGTCTTGTTATAGACTGGGTAAACCGCAAGATATTAGAGGTTGATATGAGCTACTTTATTCCTTGTCCAGACGACGAAGAGATCGACGATGAGACTCTGGAAGAGAGATTCTTCAAAGAATCAACTATGATGTCATACGACTTCAGACAGAGAGTAAAGGGTGGTTATATCTTTATAAAAACACTTGATGAAGGCGAGGATGAAGAAGATGAATAACGACAAAGCCAAGGAACTTCTCAAAGAGATATTCGGAGCTAAAGAGGAGAAGCATTCCTATCCAGAGGAGTACCCTAATATAGTCCGCTGTATGGCGGACTATAGATACATTAAAAAGAAGAGTAGAAGGTTCTTCAATAGTTTCAATGGCTCTAGAAACTATGTAAACTGTTCTTTCAGTAATGGGTCAATCATTCCGTCTATCATAAAAAGCACTATCAACGACAACGGTACCAGATATGTGATCGATGAAAGGACTTACTGTGCAGTTCTCTACCTAAGGGACAGATCATCAGTAATGACTGAATTCGAGTTCCTCAGACCTATCCTTCTGAATAAAGAAGGAACCAAGATGAAAGTTGCAGATCACTTCGAAAGCTGCTCAAGAACTATGTATGGATCAAATGACTATAGTACTTCTATACCTGGAGAGGAGGATGGATGCTTAACATGTCAGGATGTAGCATGGGCACTTACAGATCTCATTCACACTGCTTGTGATTTGAATCTGGAAGATGATCGTAAAGGGGATCGTTGGAGGAATGGTATCGAAGTGATTCTTCAGACTCATATGCTTAGAAACGACATTGTTGGACACTGGTACAAGTATGATGGGGATACGAAGAAGATACACTCACAGATAGATGTGTATAATATACCCATCACAGGCTTCACAAACAGTACAAACAGTGTAGAGTACAACTTCCCTCGACAGATATTACAGCAGTAGAAGAGAGGGTGGATTTCTCCACCCTCCATCTGTTAAGGATTAGGCTGTTTGCAGAGAAGAGTTTCGATGATATCAACGATGCTCTTTCCAGCAAGATCATCTCCAGCTTTGAATCCACCCACGTCGTTTACTACTTCGTGGAGTTTACCCTCTGGCCATGTAAGGCTAGGGATAGTAGCTGCTACATCGGCAAGAGCCTGTGTAGTAGCATAACCGCCGAGAGCAGTTTCGAGTGCTTCGGTAGTTACATAGCTTGACAGGTATGTTGTCATGTCTGTCTTAGCTACATAATCACCAAGTGCTGTTGTAAGAGCCTCTGTAGTTACGAGACCTTCAACACTTGGGATAGTGGGCTTATCTGTAAGATCGTTATAGGAACCAGATACTGCTACAGTAGCAAGGAATGCCTTAACAAGATCTTCCAGCTCACCCATCTTAACGTACTCTTCAGGGTCTACAGGCTGATCGCCAGAGGGGAAGAGAAGCTTAGCAACAAGTTCTGAGAACGTAATGTCACCGAGCTTAGTACCCTTAGCAATACCGCCGACTCTGATAGTAGTACCTGTTTCGCTCTTATCCTGATAGATATCAGCCTTAGCGATGTTTTTGAGTATTTCGTTGAGTTGTCTCTTCAGAACGAAGAACTCCTCAGGATGATGAGGCCAAGGACCACAAGGCGGTACAGGATAGAAGTAACGAGTAGGAACAGGATTCGGCACACCAGGATTGTAAGGATTTACAACAGGTGCGTCGGGACAGCATCCACCAGGATGCTCATACGGTGGTCTGCCTGGGATCCACATGGGATCAGTCGGGCATGGACCAGGAATACAATGTATTCTTTCGTCGTAAAGATTATTCGACATATCTAAACCTCCTTTAGGTGTAGTATTATTAGAGTGTTGAGTAAACTTGTGACGGCGAAAGAGAGATGAAAGGAGAATGTATGTATATGATAAAGGTAGATGAAGTAATAGAAATCCTTAAGAACAGGTTTAAAGCTAAGATTAAACAAGAACCTACAGACATGATAGATATGAAAATCGACTCTCGTTTCAAGCTAAGTGCGTTAGCTGGTTTAATTGACATGAAGTACGCTAAAGATGAGAAAGAGATGACAAAAGAAGAGCTAAATCAAGCTTGCATCGAGATTGGTAAAGTAAAACTTCCAGCCGATATCATAGTTCAAAACACTGTCCCAATCAAAGATATCATTCTTAAGGACGATTACAATCCAAAACAAAGCTATCGTTTCATTTTGTTTAAAGAAGAAGATTGGATCGTTAGAGAATACACGGTAGTAGATGGTTCTCTAACAATAATTGGGATATTGGTTACGTACATTGATAATAATGTAAATGATGGAGCAGTGATCTTTCCAATAACAATGTTCTCTCATGAAGAATGTAATGAACTTTCATTAGAACTTTCCATGTCTTTCAAGTTCTGGCACAATGCTATCGTTTCTAAAGGTTATGAACCGCACAATGTGATATTGTACTCACGTATGATTACAGAAGAAGGTCTATGGAAACTTAACGCTTGGTATTGTGTACAAGTATCTTTACTCAATCCGCTAATCAGGTTTAAGACTAAAGAGAAGAATGTAATCGTTAGCCAGAAGACTAGGAAAGGTAAGAAGAAAAGTGGCGCTCCAAAAGTGAGGTACTTCAAGACAATATACATTGATAACGAACCTATCAATCAATTCTTTGATAAGAAAGAAGATGAGAACGGAAAGACTCATTATCACTGTCTTATGTGGTATGTGACTGGCCATTGGAGACACTATGCAAATGGTAAGAAGGTCTTCATCCAGGGATACTGGAAGGGTGAGGGACGTTTCTCTGGAATCGAAGCAGAGACAAGACAAAGAGAACTTGTGCTTGATGAGGACGATCTTCCGAAAGAAAGAGTTCCGAAGCCCAAGGAGCCCGTAAAGCGTCTCTTCGTGGACAGCACATATGACGAGCATGTTCGCTGTGAGTGCGGTCAGTTGACTGGCAGTGACCATCTCACTGAACGCTGCGACAAGTGCAATACACTTGTAATGTATCGTAACTGAACAAACAAGGCAGTGGGATTCACCCACTGCCTTGTTTTTTGTCGAATAGCTTTAATCAAAGTTGTCGTGTATGTACAATCACATTTAAGCAAAATCTCTACGGTTCATGTATACGCTTAATGAACCTACACCATTGTGTTGATATCTATACATTCCTGCTTTTAAAGGAACGATTATGTTGCTCCTATAACGTATACATCCTTTTATCTCTCCACGTCCTATTGTATGAGTTTCACCTTGTGCATCGAAATCTCTAATTGCGAAGCCATTAACATCGCCGTCTGATTGCTCAAGCGTAAAATCTACACTATACCAACCATCTTTCTCAACAGTAAAATCTAAATATGTAGCAGGATTAGCAGAAGTTCTTGTATTTGACCATGAATACAAATTGTAATTTGTCTCTTGTCCTACATAACCTACTAAAGAGTCTGCGAAATCAGTAGGAACAGCAACTTGTTTTGCTTTGATGATGTAGTTTAATCTTACGTTTGCAGGTCTTGTTTCACCATTATTAGTATAAACATTATTTCCGTTTATATCAATCGAAGCATCAGAATGTGAGGCATCAAATGTCACTACTTTACAAGCAGAGGTACTTTGCTGTCCCGTATATACTGCACCTTTTGCTTCTGAACCTATAAGAGCACCGTTGAAACTATTTGTTGATGAACTGAAACCCATTACACCAAATGTACCACTCTTATTATCAATCTTACCTGTGATGTTAGGCAATTGAGCTGACTGTGATGCACCTAAAGCACCGTTCGTTCCTGCACCCATAACGGCTTTATCTCTCAAATCTGGTACATTAAAGGTAGTAGAACCATCACCTGTACCAAATGCTGTTCCGATAGCAGCAAACAGATCTGCATAAGTTGTTCTACTTACCGCTTGTCCTTGACACAGAAGCCAACCTGACGGAGCAGTAGTACCACCATATGCTTGAATAGAACCAATCGGAGCATCAGCATAAAGCGTTTCTTTAGCAACAATAGGAACTAACTCTCCTGTATCTTTATTATAATAACTTACACTCATAATCTCACCTCCGCTTATTCATCTGTCAAGTATATAATGCTGTAAGTTGTTTCGGTGGCTGTTGAACAGTACACCCTCAACGTAGAGTCTGTTATCCTCGCACTCTGAGTAGCCGAATTTAACGCAGTTCCAAGTGCTGAATTAGTAGTACCATTACTTATTGGTACAGGGGCTTTCGTAATAATATCTCTAAAACCATTAGAGCCAGATACTTTAGGTACATAACCATTTATCACCACAATTTGTCCACACTTCATAACTTTCGCTGTACCAAGAGCCACAATACATTGTGAAGTAATATCAATGAACTTGTCATTAGGGTTTGTATCATCTATGATATTGACAATGGTATACATAGCCTTCTCGTCAACAGTTAGAGCGTTCCATTCGAATTGTGTACCTGTGAAAGTGTTTGGTTTCTTACTTACATCTGGAACGTCGTCATACTTCGCAAGTCGTTCTGTCTTCTGATTTATAGTGTCTCCTGCATAGTAGAGGGTGATTTTGAAGTAAAAGACTGTAAACGCATCATATTCTGTAGCTTCATGCAACACCTCATCATTATACATGATCTTATGATAACAATGAAGTTCATCAGAAAATTTATATATGATTTTGTTTACACGCTTGTATTCTGAGCTGATTTTAACATAAATCTCCAAGTCAGTAGTCCATTCTCTTGTGAGAACTCCGTCTACTGTATCTTCTGTATAGGTGAAACCTTCCGATGCAAGGATCATTTGATCAGGGGATTGATTGAAAACAGTCGAAAAGACTGAGGTTAACCTGTAGATGATATTCTCGATGTTAGTTGTAGGAAGTTCATTGACATCCTTGATTGTAATAGAACCGCCACTACCAAGTTCTCTCCATGAGTATGTGGGAGTCTCTTCTCCGTCGCTTATACACTCGTAGAAACTACCCTTACTATAGTCGACATTTGTGTTGCCGATATACTGATATACTTTACCCAGATTCTCTTTTGAGGGAGTTGGAAGTATATTCTTTTGTGTAATGTTTCTGAGAACGTCGCTATAGAGAGCAAGTCTAGTTTTATCACCATTGTTATTGACAGCTATAAGCTTAGTGTCGTTCTTATCGGCAGAATCTTGTGCCGTAGCGTATCTGAAGTTGCTACCAAAGAAGCTAACTTTTACTTTTCCGTTACAGTATACACTTATCTCTGGATTGACGCCACTCATTCTTAGATCCATTTTATCGCACAGATCTTTAGTGGATATGTACTCTTCTAACGATGAACTGCCGCTTATACGCAAGAGAGTATAATTGTTCGGGAAGCTGATCCAGTATTGTGATGGGTCGCTTTCTTTCGGTGTTACTGTGAATCCAGAGGACTCTAAAGATGCTTTAACAGTTTCGATAGATGTCCAATTGATAATCACATCGGTATACAAGTTTTCCTGATAGAAACCGCTAGTAGCATCCTCTGGAGTTCTTACAACTCTAGACAGAATAGATGATTTGTATTCATCATATGAGAGAAGTTTGAAACTTGTAGCTGAGTCACTTTGGCAAAGATATGGTGTTGGTGTTTCCGTGATAAGGTCAAGAGTGATAGTTGGAGCATCTTCAGATTTGATTACATTGTTTGCGGTATCGTATATAGTGAGCGTAACATTGTTACCTATATATACATCTATCCTACCTACACGTTTACTCCTATCAGAAGTCTGATAAACTTCTTTGGAAGAAGTCTGTACAATAACATAGTACTCAGTCGAATACTCGAAAGTGAAGTTGTTCTTGCGAGCATAATCGACTATATCGTACAGATAGTGATCTTTTGTTGTATCGAACACTAAAGAGTCGTTAGTAAAGGTAGTACAGTATACCTTATTTTTACGATCTGCAGGTATCGGAAGAGTATCATCATCATAGATTACAGCATCGGCTTCAAGTGTCTCCAGATCACTATAGAGTACCATACGTGCAAGAGATTGACTGGCCTTATCTCCAAGATACATGAGCTCTTCTTTATAGCGAAGAGGGATATCTTCCTGTGATGATATAGTCAGCTCTTCATCAGCAAGTTTAGCGATAAACTTATCACCCACAATGCTTGCAGATTTTCTTATGTAGAACTTGCTTATCGTCTTATACTGATCTGTCAATTCATCATGATACTCAATGTCTCTGAATCTGAATACAGCTTCATAGTAACCTTCATGATCAGGTTCATCTGGGTCACTTACAACGAAGCCTTTCTCCGTCATGTGCTGCATTGCAGCGTTTACATTATCACCGTTCATAATGGAACCGTCGATGACAAGTTCTTTGTATTGACTACTTTGTATTCTATAGATGTAATCGTCTATAGAACCGTATTCGGGGAGAGCATCTACAAAGAGTATTGCAGTAGTCTTACATACATAGAGACCGTCTGTCTTCTGTTCGAGAACGTTGTCCTCTTCTTCAGAGATATCAGCATTACTCTTCTGTACAGTCTTCTCTACCCATTTGTATGCTGCTCCTTCGATTATACATTCGTAGAAGTATCCATTGATATAATCATCGGTAGTTTCTCCGATGTATTGATATATCTTACCGAACTGTGCTTCTGAAGGTTCTGGGATTTCTGCCACTTGGATAGAAGCTCCACTAGTACCTTCTAAAGCTTCCTCTACAGATCTACCATCTGCCAGCCAAACATCGCATGCCAATGCGGTAGGGAATCCGCCCTTGACAGGTTCGTCGCCAGAGTTGTTAGGTCTAAGAGTATCAGCAACTTTAACAGCCATTATATATTTCCTCCTCTCTTACTTGATCTCTGCGGTGAACGATCCCAGAGACTTCTGCTTGAATCTTACAACACTATATGTGGTTGTATAACCACTAGCATTAGTAAAGATAACAGATCCGAGATTTTCGAGGTCTGTATTGAATCCGTTTACCCACGCTGAGGAAGGTTTCATACCGCTAGGAGTAGCGATATAACCATATTCATTATTCTCAACGTTGAAGTTGTATGTTCCCTTGTTATTGCTAGCAAGCTTACTGTTAGACAATCCAAGAATGAATGCACTATCGTATGTAGACTGACTAGCAGCACTACCCCAATAGATCTTATTCTTGAATGAGATAGACTTACTTGCTGTTGCAGTTTTCTCTCCATCTCCGATAGTAAGAGTGAATGTCTTGTTAGCAGAGATATTCGAAGTATATGAAGCGGTTCTATCGTCCACATCTATGGTACAGTCTGTAAGGCTCTGCTGAGTGATATCCTTATTGACAGCCCATGTGAATGTAACGCCGCCTGTGATAGTCTGACCCATCTCATACTCTGTAGCAGATGGAGTCATATTGAAAGAAGTAATCTTGGGTTCTACATAGTATAACTTTGAGAGAATAGAATCAAGTGCTATCTTTACATTGGTGTATGTAGGGAAGCCCTCATTATCGTAGGATACATTCTCTGCAGAGTTACCCATAGCAGAAGGATTGAGCAGAGTTACCTGACCATTCTCATCTGTACCAAGTACCTTGTTAGCAGCTTCAGCACCCTGATCCTTATCAACCTTACCAGCGAGTGCTTCTGCAATAGCTGAGTTCTTTACAGCATTGCTGGATGAAGGATCGATACTAGCATCATAATCTCCAAGTTCTACTTCACCAAGAGAGTTAGTCTTGAGTATCTTGTTTGCTACAGCCTCGGGGTCATCAGATGTAAAGACCTTGTTCAGTTTGTCAGCGAACTTACTGTCAAGTATCTTACCCTGATTAGCAGAGAGTGCTTTAGTAGTAGATGTACTTGTAAGACTGTCTTCCACATTGTCAGCATCCATCTTAGCATCAAGAAGGTTCTGTATGATAAGCATGAGTGCTTTCATAGCAGCAAGATCAGGAATCTTACTTGTATCAACTTCGTCGCCAGTGAATGTACTTACGACATCGTTGTTCTTGTTTACATACTCGGCGAAGTTTACGTCACCTGCAGATACGATAGTGAGCCAGCTACCATTGATAAGAATGGACTGCATGAGCTTACCACTCTGTATATAGTAGAACCATATCATGTCAGCATCGATAGTGGTGCTGGTGCCGTTCTTTACATATGTGATTTTGTTAGTAGAGGAGTTATATGTAGGCTTTGCATCACACTGAATAGCAGTAGTAGTTCTGAGAAGATCGATCTGCTCATCAGTGTATGCCTTAGCTTCAGTAACTCCGCCCTTTACTTTTTTGCCGACACTACCGTTAGTCTCTTCATCACCGTTAAGAACAGTGATAGCTCTCTCGTTAGCAGCGACTCTTTCCTCAAGGGTAGTGTCGTCTACAGCACCTTTCAGCTCATTTATAGCACCAGAGAGTGTCTGAGCTTCAGTCTGAAGAGTGTCAGAACCAACTTTGCCGTTTAAGGTCTGTATAGAAGTATGGTTAGTTCCGATAGCGGCTCTCAATTCAGCATCGTTGTAATTCTCCAAACCATCAAGCTTTTCTTTATCGGTTTGTGAGAAGTTTACATCTGTAAGAACTTTACTGCCGTCTTTATCAACCTTACCATCAAGGAGTTCTCTTGTTTCGGTTTTGTTGAAGTAGTTTGAAAGGTCTGCACCTTCACCGCCACCATTGAACTCCCTCCACTTACCAGTTTCTGGATCAACTGTATTGTTCTTATTGTACATATAAGCCATTCCAGTCTCTTCACAGAAAGTCATGTAAAGAGGAGGAAGATAGTTTTCTGAATATGAAGCCATTTCCGACAGAGTCTTGAAACCCTGTCTAGTGAAGTCATACTGCTTTCCCTTATAAGAGAATCCAGCAAGAATACTTATACCAGCCATATAATCTCACACTCCTTTCTTAGGTAAATGCCAGAGTAACTCCATCAGAAGCAGAAGGTTCGATCTGAGTATATACATAGTATTCAATACCGTCGATTGTAGTTTCTGATCTTGAGAAAGTGTCTGTATAGTTGAGGTTGTTTACGGTATCCATAACCTTAGTAATAGCTCCAAGTGACTTAGGATAAGCATAAACTACCTTGCCGAATGTCATAGATATACCAGTGTAGGTATAAGCTTTGCTTGTTTTCAAAGTCGAATTGAGATTCTTTATCTGTGCAGCAGTAGGAATACTGATGTCTGGTCCCATAGTTCCATAGAACGACTTACCTACAAACTTAACCGATATAGAAGAAGTGCTTGTCTCAGTACCGTCTGTAACAGAAGCAGAGAAAGTACAATCAGAAGTTATAGGTATAGCAGGAGTATATGGATACTGGAAGTTACCACCACTAGCTACACCATTAGTAATAGTATTGACCACAGTTCCGTTGACGGAGAATGTGATCTTAGTGATATTCTTACTGTTCTTCACGGCAACAGCAGACATAGTAATACTTGTTATCTTTCCAGTAGCAGCATCATACAGTGTAGCAGAAGGATTGATAGTAAGCGATATAGAAGGCTTAGTATACTTAGTGAGCATATCTCTGATGATAGTCTCAAGATATGTACCAGAAGGATAAGTCTTACCTACCTTTACATTACCGATCTCTACTTGTGATGTGAGAGGAGTGGTGATAACAGGATCACCACCACCTCCGCCCTCACCACTGAGTCGGATACGAGTCTCGTTATCTATATCGAAGTATACGGCTCGGCCATCTTTAGTCATAAAGTACTGACCGAGTTTCTTAGGCACTTCGTCTATGGCTTCTTGTGGTCCACAGAATGGTAAGAAGCGCCATCTCTTAGTAATTTTGTATCCCATAGTAACACCTCTATTCTGTTGTTTTCTTGAGAGATGCCAGTACAGCCCAGTCTCCTCCAGAGAGTATCTTACCTACACCGAGTTTGTTGTCTGTCTGGAACTGATGGATCGCATCCATCATCTTCTGATCAGCGGTGCCATTGATATCGACATCGTAACCAAGACTCTTAAGTTTCTTCTGAGTCCACATAGTGAGCTTACCAGAATCTCCAGGTTCTATGGTAAAGTCTCTGAGATTAGTGAGTGTGACGTTACCAATGATTCCGTCTACAACGAGATCGGAATAACCCTTCTCTTTCAGTATAGTCTGCAGCTCAAGCTCAAGTGATGCAAGCTCTACAGAATCGGGGTTATAATCATCCTGACCAGGGAATACTGTACCTCTCTGGAAAGTCTCATAACCTTCATTAGTTCTTTCATTACCGAACCACCATTTGTTCTTATAGTCTTCATAACCTCTAGTATCGAGATGACAGTAGTAATCATCGATAAGAAGAATACCCTTGAAGCCGACTCTCTCTGCTGCTTCAGCAATGTCCCAAGATGAATACTTTTCACCATTCTTCTTGAATACACAAAGGTCTGCAGCTATAGAGCCGTTCATATTGCAGTTATGTCCATCGCCTAAGAATGCACCAGGGATAGCAAGAGTAGCAGCATCACAACGATAACCGCTGCTGATCCATATCTCCTTAGCGTCCATATAAGCGAAGAGCTTTTCGAGCATAGATATCAGTAAGGTAGACGGTGTTCCTTTACCACATCCACACTTACATCTGAATTCATACGAATCAAAGTGTTCTGATAAGTTTCCCATAGTAACACCTCCATTAAGGATCAACGATCTCTTCGAGTGTACGGATGTCCTTTATCATGATCTTGCAGAGCTTAGCTCTGTGATGACCATCTTCATTAGAGCAGTCGATCATGATCCAGTCAGCTTTAAGCTGACCAGCGCAGGGGTGGTTATTGCCGAAGTGGGAGTATACACCTGTTACAGTACGAAGCATATTGTCCCTTCTGTCTACAGCAATGATCTTATATTTATTACCAGGCGTCATAGATACAGTGATAGTATCCTTAGTGCCATCATCTTTATATACATCCAGCTCTATGTCCAGATGTACAGTAGTAATTCCTTTACTTCTTATAACATACGACATTAAAAGATTCCTCCTTCCAAAAGTTAAGGCTAGGGCGTTGCCACCCTAGCCATGATTACGAGTCAAGATAGTCGTGGAGATCAGTACCAAGATCGCCATTCTGACCAGTGCTTGACGATTGTGTATTATCAGTAGTAGTTCCGTCAACAGGATCACCTACATCGTGGAGATCAACGAACTCGTCTATTTCTCTCAGAATAAATGGATCTTCGATACAAACGTTACCCTGTTGAGTAGGAGTCATATGCTCAGGTCCAAGTATAGGAAGCATTCTTTCGATATTCTCAACTCTGATTCTGAGAAGCTTACTTTCGTACATATCACTAGCGTCGATTATGATCGCAGAGATAGAGATGCAGTGCGGAGCCTTCAGAATCTCCTGAACTCCTTCTACAGTCTCGAAGTCGACGATCTTGCCGACAAAGTGACAGATACCGCGAGTGTTCGAGAAGGCATCGATTTCATAGGACACTCCAGGAACGATATCGAATCTCTGTACGTGTCCATGATGATCTGTGTATGTAGTTGAAAGACGGATAGAACCGTCTATCTTAACCCTTCCTACCTTATGAGGGGGAGGACAATAGGGATGATGACCAGGAACGATATACTGTTTAGGCGGACATGTAGGTGCAGGACAAGCAACTACTTTAGTCCAACCAGGATGTGTAGTCATATCAGGAGTATAGACTTCGTTTCCATAGGGGAAATTGTTGTTAGCCATAACTCTCCTCCTTTCGAGATTATTGTTAAATAGATGTTGAGCAAAGGAAGGGTGGTGGGAATGGACCCACCACCTAGTTTAAGGACTTATGTAGGAGTATCTCCGCAGATGAACTCGATAGAGTTCAGATAGTCTTTATCCTGCATCTGAGCCGTAGTACATTCTGTTAGGTTGCTATACTGTTTACTAAAACTACCAACAGCTTTACTAAGTTTAGACGAATTGATGATATTCGTGCCACGTTCGAATTGAATACATAGATATGTATGTGAGGTTTGAGTGTGATCTGTTATATCCATGTCGACTACATTGTATACAGAACCCCATTCTCTGTTTAATGATAATATATCTATTTGATCGCCTCTAATATGATCTATCGAGCCGATAATCTTACAGAATTGCATTTGTCCACTGTAACCAACTAAGTAATTACTATAACCAGAACTTTCGCGATGATGAGATGCTACTACGTTGAAGATACAATTCACAAACGATCCTTTTCCGTAGTTTTGATAATATAATCTTGTTCTTAAGCCTGTCGTATTCATCACGTAGTTTGTATTGAACGAACATTGATAGAAGTTCATATGTCGCTCAGTGTGATATCCTCCATTAGCAAAACCGTGGAATGCAGTTACGTCATTATTCTGTGCATCTATACACATAGAGAACTTACATCTATAGAAGTTTATAATAGCAGTATTATTACCTTCGCTACAATTGAACATTGATGCTTCCGATGTTGCTGCAAGGATGTACGCATTCTTTATTATAAGGTCGTATATGTATACCTCGACCTCATATGCATTAAAGAACGTTTTGTCCGATGACATTGAATCCATCATACTAAGTCCAAGTATAGTCCAGTTATTGAAGTATATATGTACTTGAGGTCTATCAGATTTATAAGGGGGTGATTGTATGTTTATAGGGTTCCATCCAGCAGACCTAAGATCTATAACTTTAGGAGCATCATAAACCTCTGGGAAGGCTATGTACTTATATAGGTTCACCTCATCTGCTAATGCCTCTTTAAGAGACTCTAAAGTATCTACATATACGGGGTCATCTACACTTTGACCTCCTCCTCCAAGTATAGCCATATATATAATTCCTCCTTTTCATGGGTATTGTTTTACTAGAATGTTCAAGCAATGAAAAGAGAGGAGGGTATTCCCTCCTCTTCTTGTCTTAGTCTGATGGAGGGGTTCCTATAATGAACCCTTGTTCCAATAGCCACTGTCTATCACACATCTCTTCCCTACTGGACGGATGAAGGAACGCGGCAGCGTTAGTGCTATGATAGCGATCGACTGCACCTATAACAGAATGTGGAAATATAGTTTTATGATAATGTATGATTTTAGCAGTTGCGATAGAGCTATTCGCAACGATCCTGTCAGAATCGCTAAAACTTTGAAATGATACATTACAGTAGATGTCGAAGTCTATAACGTCCAACGTGCCACCACCATTATAATATAGAAACATGACACAGCTACTATTATTGGGATGGTCGTAGTATATAGACCCAGTAAACTTACAGAAGTAGAAAGTTCCGAAAAATGGATATCTATACATTGCTCCAGTACTACTAGGCATAGAAGCATTTACGTCTGTCGTCTTACCTTCTATATTAAATAGACAATTGTTAAACTCAAAGTTCTTAATAGCACTAGTACCACTATCTTTACCATTACAATTAGTAAGTCTGAATGCTGCTACATATTTGAAGTTGAATGAACATGCTGTCACTCTGAATCCAGAATCTCCTACTCCTTGGCCAGTGGCAATACTAGTATTGAAAAGTGCTATATTTGTATTTGCAGATGCTATAGAAGATAAAGTGCTCAGATCCAGCACTCCAGATGCTCTAATGTTAGATATCAGAATTCTTTTTGAATCATTTACATCGCCTACTTGTGAAAACAGACTCGAATGACCTTGTAAGTATATATTCTTGAATGTAAAGTTTTCGACATAAGAGACTACTCTACTGTATCTAAACTCCATCAATCTGCAGTCTCTTAAGCTTGCACCTAAAATGGTCCAATCGTTACCGTTGATATGAATTGGATCATATCTGAACGAAACAACTAATGCTCCGCCAGTACCATCACTTAAAAACCAGTTCCATTTTCTCATGTCGATGACTCTTTCGCTAACGGGTATTGGAACACCCTGTTGTGTTTTTGTGGCCATCTCTACGTAGATTTCCCTATCGTTTTGGCTGTTAGCACATCTATCCACCAATGAATCCCAAGTATCACATACATATGGATCTTCTCTAGTACCAGTTCCCCAATATGCCATACAAACACCTCCTTCTTAGTTAAATTGTAGGTGGAGTACCAATAACAAAGCCTTGATTCTCCAACCAGTCTTTATCTGTTAACTGAGCTCTATCCACAGGAATCTTGAAAAGAGTGTTTCCGTAAGTTTCAATTGACATATTGTTTTTAGTTGCAGCATTGTCATATTCTATATATCGAATAGAGACCTCACTAGCATTCTTAAGATAATGCAACAAGTGGTACGGGAAAAACCAACCAGGATTTGGTGATGAGATGTATATATCTATAACATTGAGACTACCATTGACATTGGAAATCAAATATGCATATGCACTACTGTCACTACTCTTATCAACTATAAGCTTTCCTGTGATCTTACAAAAGTAGAACACTGCAAAAAACATGTAGTACTTATTATGATTATTTGTTCCGTTCTCATTGTCAGTTGTCGGTTTCACTTTACCCTCTATATTGAATAAGCAGTTGTTGAACTCCATTCCATCATTCCAAACACCGCCAGTTGTTCCATAAAGAAGGCTAGCTTTGAACAGATTGATGAATTTGAAGTTGAACGAACAAGAAGTAGCCGTAGTATATCCACTTGATGTGGCTATACCAAATATAGCCGAACCACTATCTTTTATAGTAGAATAAGGATCATTGATACTATTGTCAACTACACCAGAAAACTTACAACCACTTACACTGATTCTAGTTTTGCTTGAATAGGTACAAAATAGATAACAGGAACCGTGTAAGTATACATTCTGAAAGTTCAAGTTTTTGACTTCATCGGCTCGATTTCTATGTTTAGGAACAGTACCAGTATACTTAGTGCGGCCTATATAGAACAGAATAGAGTTTCTTAAACTAAGTCCTAGGATCGTCCATCCGTTGCCCTCTATAGTTATATATGGCTGACTACCATTTACAGTTAATTGTATGATTCCTTGTTGTCCTAATGTCGATTTGTTGATGTCCACATACCAATCATGATGCCTCATGTCTATTACGCGTTGTTCTGGAGGGATGAGGTTTCCGTTTTGATCGTGTGTAGGGAATTCGATATAATGTCTCTCTTCTTCATCTACCTTAGGTGCATTACACTTGTCAACGAAATTGTCCCAATCTGTTACTCTCCATGGATCTTCTAATGTTCCACTTCCCCATACTGCCATTTATATCTCTCCTTTCTACTACACGACTACTACAGGCTCAGGAAGCGCAACGCTATACTGTCCTGTAGAATATGGTGTTTTATATCTTAATACTACTGTCTTCTCTCCTGGAGAAGTGTTATCGAATTGTACTACGCTGAAGTAGTCATTGTTTGCTTCGTATGTATAACTGCCATAGTCTCTACCCATAACAGTCATGTCTAAAGTTACTGACACTTTCATGCCAGCAACATCGAAGTCTTCTCCTACATTGTATGTAGTTTTCGTTGGCATCTGTGTAACTCTCGTACTCAATGGCCAATCTTTTACTACACAGTTCTCTGGGAATGAAGTATCAGACCTTTTACATTCAGGGTTAAGATACACTTCCAGCATAGCGGGAGTGTCCTTGAATGCCCATTGTCCGATCTCCATTACGGATGGGAAGATGATAGCTTTGTTGACTACTTGGTTGTTCATGTATGATCCGTATTCCACGAGTTCTGGAAATGCTGCATGGGTTAAGGAGCCGTCTTTGATATACCATATTCCGTTTACTTCGAGATCTATCTGTGGGATACCATGGTTAGTTAACTCTTTGGTGACTTCACCAGTGATAGGATCAACTGTCTCTTTAATGTACCAATAGCCAGGTTTATCAACATCCGAATCATCCAACTCTGGAAGTTTGGGGTTGGTGAGCGTTTTAACCGTCTCGTGAGTTTCGGGATCTTCAGCTTCTTTGATATACCAGAGTTCATTGTTCTGAAGCGATGGATCTGGTAAGTTCTCGAAGTTGTATATATTGACCAGCTCTCCGTCTATTATATACCAATGCGGGAACGACGTATCATTCTCGTGTATTCTGTCGGGATCTACTATATCAAGTATCTCTTGTGGAGTTAATGACATCAGGTTATCCTCCTTTCTTAGATTATAGAAATGTTCAGGTGCTCAAATAGTGGTGAAACATCTGAGTAATATAAGACACCTTGAAAGGAGTGTTGATTTATGCCAATGAATAAGATGAGACTTCTTCTTGATAAGATAGAAAGAAGACTCGGTACAAGACCTCTTAACCTTCCTAAGGGAGAGGGAATCGATAAAGACTCTTGGGCTGAATGTATTATCAAGCCAGATACACTGGTAACATTCTCTCGCTTCTTTCCGCATGAAGTTCGCATCATGATAAATGCGAGTCCCGAGAACAAGAGAGACGGCTACTATATGATCGACAGTTCATTAGTAGGAGGAGTAGAGATCCTGGGAGTAAAGGATATAGCTTGGGATGTCTACGGAAACGATGGACTTGTCCAGCAGTCTGGTATCGGTATGTATGACTATCTCGGAGCATACAATAACTACAGTATGGATGACGTTATGCTGCTGCAGGCTAGAGCAGATATGACATCTGTATTCAACAACAGTATCTTCGTGGAGTTCAAAGAGCCTAACATGGTCAAGCTGTCTTCTGTAACTAACGGCGATATCACTGGAGGTCTGAAGGATATTCCTATAGATATCTTCGTTCCACATCCAGACAATCTGATGACTATATCTCCTACAATGATGGAGACGTTTGAAAGGTTGGCTATAGATGATGTAGCAAATACACTGGTAGCCTTCTTGAATAACTACTCAGATCTCGAGACAGTGTTTGCAAGTGTAGACATCAACAAGGTTATGAGTAGACTCGAACAGTTCGCTGCGGATAGAGATGACT